CGGAACGATATCTCCCTTGAGACCCTTGATCTGCCCCTCGCTCAAATTCGTTTTGCGAGCGGCATTCTTGCCGCCGATGAAGGCACCCGAGTTTGCCGACCGGATAAACGATCCCCCGAATACGGCGCTGAGATATTTGCATAATTCGCGCTCGTAGCCCGAGCCCTTGTTTTTGGATTTGCTTCCGCCAGCCATTTTGGTATAACAAGAAAATCAATATATACGTATTTATTTTCCGGGCGGGCTTGTGGTCCGTCCGTAATCATTCATTGAGGGATTGCATATGATTAGTAATAACAATGTCGGCGCGTGGTCATATCAGCTGACACCGACGCCGCGCGAAGTAAATCAGTTTCGACAGATTATCAAGGAAGAGACCCGTTATTACAACGCGGTCGTATCGGGTCTTGCCGGTCCCATTCGGTCAATCGGCGACACGATCATAAAGCTTACAGGCCACTGGGAGGAGATGTTTGGCCTCGCCGCAGCACTCAGCGTGAATCCTCTCCGGGATGAGACCGCCCGCGCGAGTTTTGCCAAGTACGCTCCGCTGATCGAGAGCGCCGACGAGCGTACGAAGCTCGTGTTCGATGTCGTTACGGCGCCTGCCTATTTGGCGGCCCTCGTCCGTCGGGCGATTGCGATTGAGGCGCTTCGTGCGGCTCGCGACCAGGTCACCGCTATGCGTGCGACTGTCAATTCTGACACTCAGGTCTACCGGAACCTTGTGACGACGCTCACACCCTATGAGCCGGGCCAGAAGCGTCACATCCAGATTCCGGTCAAGGCCTGCACCATCAACGATGCTCAGGACGGCAAGATCGCGATCAAGATACCCTACCTGCGTGATCCGATAACGGTCTCAGCTCCACCGGTGTCGTGGAACCTGATGATCATCAAGGATGATGACACGCGCTGGACGATGACACTCCTGCGCGAGAAGTCCATGTATCTTATGGGACGTGCTGATGCTCCGGGTCTGCGCAAGCGCCGCAAGAAGGCGCAGCGCCGAACCTCGGAGAAGGCTTGATGGCAGTCAGCATCGCGCAGGAGATTCCCCGTCGCTACCATGACAGGCTCAACAAGCCCTACCTGCTGGAGGACGGGGAGTATCTAGACCCCATCCGGGTCGAGTACCGCATCAGGGACAAGTTCGTCTTCCGCAAGATCGTCGATGCCCTGTTCGAGGGCATCACCCGCGTGGAGCTCATGAAGCGCTACCGGAAGATCGAGCGCACGGACGAGAACTGCATCAACCTGCTCGCGAGCATGGCGGAGGAGAAGTACGGGTTTCCGGCGCCGATCGCGAGGAAATTCGTTGAAAGGCGCATCCACTTCCTGATGCGGGAAACGAATGAGACGGTGGCGCGCACCGTCGCGCCGACGGCTCAGGACCTTGCACGTGAAGATCGGGTGAGGACTCTAAAACGGATGCGAAAGTGGAGGAGGGATTACTCCCACCGCAATCTGTAGGCGAGGGCAGATTCCGTATTCTCGAAGCTGAAACCGTCCTCGTTCATGCACCAGAGACCAGTCGTGTTTTCGACGATCCACATGACGCGAAGCGCGATTTCACGGTCGCGGATCAGAGGTATCTCGAAGACATGGGGTTGTGTCTTGCTGGTGTAGCGAGGGAGCTGGTCGAGACGATGGACACCCCTCAGGAACTCCGGAAGGGGTCCATCGTGTTCGATGACCATCAGGCGGATGAGCCTGTTCACATGTGAAATGGTCGCGCCGAGGAACCTTTCCACGTCCGTGAGGTGGGAGCTGATGGAAGCAACTTCCGCCTTCATAGGAGGGGTATCCTCGTTTTTTCCGTCATGCGGAGCCGTTCGTCGATTTGCTTCATGATATCCTTTCGCTCGACGGGCGAAAGAGTCCATGCCTCTTCTCGTGTGAGACCACCGCGCATATGCCACAGAATCGTGTATATGTGGCGCCGCAGTTCCTTCTGCTCCGCGTAGAGTTCACCGTACAGCTCCTGAACTTCCGCTTCCGTCTTGCAGTTCAGGAGCCTTGCCCGAAAAAACTGGATGGATTGAACTCCAGCTGGACATCCCATGTGTGATTGCACTTCTGGCACACCGCTTCCAGTGAGCGATTGATGCCTCCCTCGTTGAGTTCCTGAACACCCTTCTGGATCGCTTTTGACCACGACGCGGAGACTTTGTCCAGAAATTCTCGGATCATCCTCTTGTCGGTGACGGTGACATCCGGCAGGACGATCGAGACGATGCTGTCGGCAAGCACCTCGGTATTGAGATCGGCAAGCTTTCGATAGCTCTGGTGCAGAACCTTCTGACGCTCATCTTCATCCAGTTGCTCGGCGTACTGCGCGCGGCGTGTCTCCTGGAAGGCGGCCATCGCGATCTTGGCGCCGGTGCGGATGTCGTGCGGCCGAAGGTATACGACGGCCTCCGCATCGAGACGGATGTGCTTTCCTCCAGGAATTTCCTTCATCGTGCTCAGGACGGCCGGGATGTTGCAGGTGAATGAATTCTGGTGGCCGCAGGAAGGGCAGGAGGCTTCAACATCCATGTCGTTTCCCGACGTAGCCGCCCGGATGGCGAGCATGAGTACATCGAGGTCGGGCAATGAGACGTATTCAGGAGCCCTGATCGACGGGACGCACGAACGAATAAGCTCCTCAATGGCGTAGCCGCTCATCAGCGCATCAGGCGACTTCAGAAGCATTTCATCGGCTGCCCTCATCGGGAACACGGGTAGCTCACCTGTTGCGGTGAACTCTATCGTTCCGGGGGGCATGTAGGCGCCCTTGGTCGGGATCGTGATGTGAACACCCGGCACGCGGAAGTACTTCGCAAGTGGGTTGGTGTTGGTCGGGGCCGGACGTGCGGCAGGCTGGCTGAACATTTCACTCTCGTCGAAATCGTCGATCATAATTCCCTGCTTAGAAGTTATATGCGTATTTATCTATTCAATAACCGACGACTCATCCGTCGCGTAAATACAACACGGCGCAACGGAAAAAGTCCATGGAACGCGAAGACGAAATAATCGACGGCCTTAAAAAGGTAGCAGAAAACCTGAAGAGGGTTAGCGGTATCTTTGCAGATGTCGCGAAGGAGAGTTACGACAACTCGACTGCCGGTGCCCGTTTGCGTCGGGACATGTTCAGCAACTATGAGAGCATGGACGAGGCCACCGGCAAGATGGCGGCTACCATCCAGAAGGCTGCCAAGGCTTCTGGTCATCTCGACCGCGTCAACCAGGGCGTCGTCAACGCCATCAGCATGCTCGGCAAGGACGTGAACTTCGCGGCCGAGGCTCTTCAGGGCTTCAGCAGGACCATTCTGGGCGGCTTCCTGGGCGGTGCCTTCGTTGCAGGCATCATCGGCTGGACGAAGAGTTTGACCGCCACCTATCGCGAAATGACCGAGTACGGTCAGACCTTCTCGGGCGGCATCATGGAGATGGCCCGCACGGCTTACCTCGGAAACATGTCGCTCGACGAATTCACCCGCGTCGTCAAGGAGCACTCGGTCACACTCGCGCAGATCGCGGGCAATAGCGAAGCCTTCGCGAAGCTCTCGGCGGATGTCCGCAAGGCGACCGAGAGCATGGGCCTGTACGGTTACACCATCGAGGGCATGAACGACATGATGCTCCAACAGCTCGAAGTCATGCGCCTCAACGGCATCCTGGAGAACTTCGACCATCGCCGGGTGTCGGAGAACATGCAGACGTTGGCGCGGGACACGTCGTTCCTCTCGACGGCGTTCGGCAAGAGCCGCAGGGAAATCCTTGAGACGAGCAAGCGCGCGCAGATGGACAGCCGCTACATGGCGTTGATGCTGTCCAAGGATGCCAAGGAGCGACTGTCCGAGCAGGAAAGGTACGTATCGGCTATCAATTTCATGGCCTCTCAGGCCAATGAAGCCGGACAAATCCTCTCCACGTTCCTGGCCCAGACCATAGGCTCGGGTGGAATAGCGGCCTACACGGACGCCTTCAGGAACCTCTTTAGCGGCATGCTTCCGGAGGCCGCCTTCGCCATGGAGAGGTTCGTCCAGGACATCGAGGCGGGCATCCCTAAGGACCAGAAGTTTGAGCGCTATCATGCGTTCATCAAGGAGTTCGACGCCATGTTCAGCCCGGATGTCATGGCGCGGCTCAGAACGCATGCGATGGACGAAACCACTCGCCAGCAAGCTGAATCGCTGATTGCCTTTGCTGCTGAGATCAAGAATGCGGCCAACCGCGACATCAAGGAGGCGAAGAAGCAGGCTGATCTGTCCAGCCACTACACGAACAATGCTCTCAAGGCAGCCGAGGTGTGGAGCCGCTTCACGACCGCGATCCAGTATTCCTTCACCCCGCTGATCCTCGGGCCGCTTGAAGCTTTCACGAAGTCTCTCGAACGGCTCAATAGCACCGGCATGATCGACAAGATCGCGGACTCGGCCACACGCCTGGTCGGACGCATCGAGGACTGGGTGAGCTCCTTGAACACCGAGGATTCCATGCTGCGAATACAGAAGTTCGCAGAGCAGGTCATCGGTTCATTCTCCAAGCTCATGACTGTCGGCTCGGCGACCATGGAAGCGCTGTTCGGGCCGAACGGAATCCTCACTGCCCTCGGCCGTGTGGCGATGACCCTGTCTCCGATGCTGATCGGTATCGCCGACGGCCTGCTCTCGGCGGCCAACTTCCTTCTGGACATCTTCAACAGTTTCACCTCGGCCCTGGGGTCGTTTGGCGGCAGCGTCAATATCGCGGCCGATACGGCAAACAAGTTCGCTGACATGCTGAGGCTGGCGGGCGAGTACGGTACGTACGCCCTGCTTGGTATAATCGCCTTCAAGAAGCTTAGCGGCTTCGTCCAGTCCGTGGCGAACTGGACCGGACTGCGCACGATCTCGATGGCCGCCACTGCGGTCTACGTCTCGGGAAAGACGATCTTCGACAGCGTTGGCAAGCGCTTTGGCGGTCGTGACAAGGATGATGGGGATGGTAGTCCGCGCGGCCGGGGAGGGCGCATGCGCCGGGTGGCAGGAAAGATAGCGGCTGTAGGCGGCACTCTCGCCGGTTCGGCGATGATGTACGGCTCCGACTTCATCTCCACCGTGTCGGATGCGCTGTACGACACGGGATCGAAGGTCGCCAAAGGAGCAAGCGAGGCCGCTACAGCCGCCGCGACGAAGGCGTCGGAGATCGCCAGCAAGGGGGCGGAGGCTACAGCAAAGGCTTCCCAGTCGCTCTTCACCAAGGGGCTTGGCACACTCGGGCTCTTCGTGGAGGCAATCAACGCCACCAAGGACCTCCATGACCTGTACCAGCGCAAACAATCCAATGAACTGACGGAGCAGCAGTTCGCAGCAAAGGTGGTTGAGATCATCACCTCCAAGGTCTCCGGAGCCGCAGGCGCGTATGCGCTCGGAATACTCGGAGCCGGTGCCGGATCGTTGATCGCTCCCGGCCTGGGATCGACGGTCGGTGGCATCGCGGGCGGTGTCGCGGGATTCCTTGGTGGGGAGTACATCGGCGAACGGATTGCTGAAGCCATCGTGAAGCAGCTGGCGACACCAGCCAATCCGCCCACAGAAAAGATTGCGGCTACGCCTGATGCCGGTGCCCTGACAAAGGATGACCTGGCTCGGAGTCAGAAGGCCTTCGAGGACAAATTGGCGAATTGGGATCAAAACCCCGGAGGTGTTTCGATGGGCGATGTCTTGGCGAAACTCTCCTCCATCGAGCAGGCCATCAGGGACCAGACTGCTATCGAGGCCCAGCTGAGCAACCGCGACTATCGCGAGGCTCAGAAAAACATGCACCTGCTTAGCAATAGTTTGTCCAGAATTAGCCAGTGAGTGGTATACTGGCTTAAATAGTTTAGCGATTTTATAGTAGGGTGTTAATGTCCTGGAAGAAATATTTTAGGGTACAGAAAACCTCTGTTGTGCCTGATCAGCTCTCCTCCGTTCTTGCGTCTACGGCGGAAACAGCTGCGAGATATGCTTCTCCTCTTCCGCATGTCTACACAGGTCATCCAAGCCGTCTTCAGAGATACTACCAGTATGATGACATGGATCGGGACTCGGACATCAACGCCGCCCTCGATACCATCGCTGACTTCTGCACCCAGTCTGAGGAACAGACCGAGGAGCCGCTGCGCCTCAATTTCGTGAAGGAGGCGTCGGAGACCGAGGTCAGAATTCTTAACTCGCTCCTCAACAAGTGGGTCTCGATCAACCAGTTCCGCTCGAAGCTCTGGTATATCTTCCGCAAGACGATCAAGTATGGAGACGCATTTTTCCTTCGCGATCCGGAGACTGGCGAGTGGTATTGGCTCGATGAGTTCTCGGTCGTGATGGTCAAAGTAGATGAAAGTGAGAAGACGCCGACCGAGTACATAGTTCGAAATCTCGACTTCAATCGGGCCGCCAAGTTCGCCACCAAGCGCGTCGATCCGAGTGAGTACCATCACGGGCTGGCGACGATCACCGCAACGAGCGCCCGTCCGGTCGGTACGATGACCGGATCACCCAACTTCGCGATGATCGGCTCCCATATCGACCAGCGGAGCCTCAGAAACCAGACCAATAATAATGCCAACGAGTTGCAGGTCATCGACGCCGAGCACGTCATCCATCTGTCCCTGTCGGTCGGCCTCGACATCAATTGGCCCTTCGGTGCATCGATCCTCGAACCAATCTACAAGACCTTCCGCCAGAAGGAGCTGCTCGAAGACGCCATCATCATCTATCGCGTCCAGAGAGCACCCGAGCGCCGCATCTTCTACATCGACGTTGGCTCAATGCAGGGCGCGCGGGCCAAGGCCCACATCCAGCAGATCAAGAACGAAATCCATCAGCGCCGCATTCCCAACAAGACAGGCGCCGGTGGATCGATCCTCGACACCGCCTACAACCCGCTGAGCATGATGGAGGACTACTTCTTCGCCCAGACGGCGGAAGGGCGAGGCTCCAAAGTCGAGACGCTTCCTGGTGGAGACAACCTGGGCGAGATCGGGGACCTCGACTATTTCACCCGCAAGCTTGCGCGAGGTCTCAGGATTCCGCCGTCCTACCTGTCGCTGACCGATGAGGGCGGCGCCATCTACAACGATGGACGGGTGGGCCAAGCCCTCATCCAGGAATTCCGCTTCAACAAGTTCTGCATGCGTCTTCAGAACCTTCTGGCCCCGGCGTTCGACGCAGACTTCAAGAGATTCGTGCGTGAGAACGGCGTCCAGATCGACGAGGCGATCTACTACGTAACGTTCTACCCGCCGCAGAACTTCGCCAAGTACCGCCAGATCGAGGTCGATGCCCAGCAGGTCGGAGTCTATATGCAGGTCGCGGAAAACAAGCGTCTTTCCGAGCGCTTCAAGCTGAAGCGTTTCCTCGGCCTGAGCGAGGACGAAATCCTGGAGAACGAGCGCCTTTGGGCGATGGAAAACGCCGAGAGAATCAAGGCTGCCACGGGTGCCACTCCAGCCGAGACCGAGCACGACACGGACCTCTCGTCGGTCGGCATCAGGACGAACGACTCGTTCAGAAGCATGTCGATGTCCACGCCTCCGTCTCAGAACGGACCGCTGGATGAACTGGAGGACTTCAACCCACTCGGTGCGTTCGGCAATGCGCCTGGCGAACCGCCACCTTCCCCCAACGAGACGCCGGAACAGTAAAGGAGACAGAGATGCGCCTACTTGAGTTCACTGATGAGGTCGTTGCAACCGGGCACTACGACCCGGCCGAGGATAGGATGAACACCCGCAATTTGGGTGATACGCGAAAGCCCGTCCTGACGCTGCGGAAGCTCAACAAACTGAAGAAAATGAGAGCCGTCCGCCAGCTTGAGGCTCTCAAGAGGCAGGACTTGATGGCCGTCATGTACGGGGATGCTGACTCCGATCGAGGAAGAATGGGAGGCGGCTTTAGTTTTTGAGGAAGGCGGCTTTGGGCCGCCTTTTTTATTATCGACAGTATAGAAAAACAGCTCAAAAACCACCCTTATCTAGGGTATTTCTCCGCGTAGCAATAAATAACAACAGATGCAATGGCATCCGAGCAACCAAATGTGGAGAAATACCTATGCGTTCCATTCTTGAGAAAGCGCTGATTCACCTTATCAATGAGGAGAAGGAGCAGGCGGAAGCGCTGTTCCACAAATTCATTGTCGAGCGCGCGCGTCAGGTCCACGAGTCTCTTCGCAATGAGGACGACGACATCGTGGATGACATCGACGACATCGTCGCCGACGAGATGTTCACCGAGGAAGACCTCCGTGGACTGGAGGACGACGAAGAGAACGGCGTCGATGGTGAAGAAGATGAGGGCGCCGAGGAGGGTGCTGAGGATCGCGAGGAAGAGGTCTCGGCCGATGAAGAGGACGACGACCTTGAGGACGACGACCTTGAGGACGACGCCGAGAAGGTCGCTGACGATCTCGACATCGACGTTGAGGACGCCAGCGAGGACGACGACGAGGACGAGATTTCCGATCCTGAGGCAGAAGAGCGCATCGCTCGTCTTGAGGATCAGCTGGAGAAGCTGACTCAGGAGTTCGAGGAGCTGATGGCTGCCGAACAGGCAGAGGAAGAGGCCGACGAGGAAGAGGAAGAGGAAGAGGACGAGGACGAGGAAGAGGAAGGCGAGCTCGATCCTGAGCTGTCCGACGAGGAGGCTGAAGAGATTGCCGACACCGTCGAGGACGACATGCAGGACGAGGTCCGTGAGTCCGAGGAGGACCTTGAGGACTTCGAGGGTCTGGCCGAGTCCGCCCTGAGCGATCTTGAGAAGGTCAACGTCGAGAACATTGACGGCAAGGAAGTCGGCAAGGGCAGGATCATCGACCGCAATACCCGTTCGGCCGTTCCCGGCAAAAAGGCCGATCCGAAAAATGCCAGGCCAGTTGCCATTAAGGGCGAGACGCATGTCGGCTTCGACCGCGAGCCCGCTCCCCCGGTCAAGGAAATGAAGAAGCGCCGCAACGTTCGCTCGAAGGCGACGGATGGCATGCAGCCCGTTTCCAAGGAAGGAGACAAGAAGGCGCTCGTCAATAAGCCGATGTGCTGATTGAAATAAAGAAAATAATAATAAGTTGAGGTTGCGTCATGACCATGTTTTTGAAGGAAAGCCTTTCATTTGATCAAGCCAATGTCGTTTATGAGGCCGCAGAGGATCAAGGCGGCAAGGGCAAAAATCTTTTCATGAAGGGCATTTTCATTCAGGGCGGTGTGCGCAACCTCAACGAGCGCATCTATCCGGTGCGCGAAATTCAGAAGGCCGTAGATCACGTCAATGACATTCTCCGGCGCGGTGAGAGCGTCCTCGGCGAATGCGACCACCCGGAAGAACTGACGATCAATCTTGATCGTGTTTCCCATAAGATCGAGTCGATGTGGATGGACGGTAATTCCGGCTACGGAAAGCTCCGTATTCTTCCGACCCCGATGGGAAATATCATAAGAACCCTTATTGAGGCGGACGTAAAACTTGGTGTTTCCAGTCGCGGTTCTGGAAACGTCAATGAACGAGGTGAAGTATCCGATTTCGAAATCATCACCGTAGACATCGTTGCCCGGCCGTCCGCTCCAAATGCGTATCCGAAGCCGGTCTACGAAGCCCGCTACAGCAGACGCGGCGCCGTTATTCAAGACCTCGCCGAAGCTGTTTCTCACGACCCCAAGGCTCAAAAGTATCTCTACGAAGAGCTTATGAACTGGATCGATAATCTTAAGTGTTAAATACACCGGAGGAGTAATTCTGATGGATAATGTTGCCAAAATTCTTGGAGAGAGCGGTCTTCCGAAGGAGATGATCGATTCCCTCCAGGAGGCATTCGAAAAGAAGGTCTCGGAAGCGCGCGCTGACATCGAGCTGTCGCTGCGCGAGGAGTTCGCCCAGCGTTATGAGCACGACAAGGCGAACCTGGTCGAGGCCATGGATCGCATGCTCTCCGATGTCGTGAACAAGACCGAAAAGGAGAAGGCCGAGGAGGTCGCCAAGCTGAAGGAAGCGCGTGACAACTTCGCCACCGCTGTCAAGGAAGCTCGCGAGCACTACAAGGCCAAGCTCGCTGAACACATTTCCCAGTCGCGGAAGCTCATCGATGCGCAGCTGACCAAGACGATTCGCTCCCTTAACGAGGAGAAGAAGGCTCTCAAGGCCAGGAAGAAGAAGCTCGATGAGCAGTACCAGGCCGTAAAGGCGGATGTCGCCAAGGCGACGGCTCAGCGCCTGAAGAAGATCGACGAATTCGTGGTTAACCAGCTCAGCAAGGAGCTGACGGAGTTCCGCCAGGACAAGCGTGCCCTCGTCGAAGCTCGCGTCAAGGTCGTTGCGGAAGGCCGTCAGAAGATTGCCGAGACCAGAAAGAAGTTCATCAAGGATGCGGCCCGCAAGGTCGAGTCCGTGATCACATCGACACTGAAGCATGAGATGTCTCAGCTTCACGAGGACCTCGAACGGAACCGGCAGAACAACTTCGGTCGCCGTATTTTCGAGGCTGTCGCTGCGGAGTTCATGGCCTCCTACTTCACCGAGGGGTCTGAAATTCGCAAGCTCCAGAGCATTCTGGAGAGCAAGGACAAGGCTCTCTCCGAGGCCCAGGCCAAGCTCAACGAGGCCAATGAGGAGCTGAATATTCTCCAGCGCAAGATGCGCCTCGCCGAGGAACGTGCCAATCGCGCGAAGATCATGGGAGAACTCCTGTCCGGTCTGAGCCGCGAGAAGCGAGCCGTCATGGAGTCTATGCTTGAGACCACCAAGACGGAGCACCTGCGGGCCACCTTCGACAAGCTGCTGCCCGTCGTCCTGAACGAGACGCGCCGCAAGCATGCCCGCGAGAGAGACGTTCTCAACGAGGCGAAGTCTGTTCGTCGCACCGTCCCCGTCACCGGAGACAAGACCCCCGCTCCCTTCGCTCAGGGCCTCTTCGAGGAAGACAGCGAGGTTGCTGAGGTTGTGCGTCTCGCAGGCATTCGAAAATAAGGCTTAAATGCCCGTTTTTAGCGTAATCAAGTAAATATACTTGGAAAAAGTAATTCGGTTTAGCCGGTTCTTTGAAGTAATTGGGAGCAAAATAATATGAATATTCTTTTCGAGTCCCAGTGGAAGAGAACGAAGGAAGCCCTCTGCGAGGGTCGTGATCTCACCCACAACCAGGACGGTTCTCGCAACGACACCAAGCGTCGGGTTATGGAAACCGTTCTTGAGAACACCCGCCGCGAGCTGATGCTGCTTGAGCAGGCCACCGCTGGCGCCACGAACGCCGCCTCGGTCGCGACCCTCAACAAGGTTATCCTGCCGGTCATCCGTCGCGTCATGCCGACCGTCATTGCGAACGAAATCATCGGTGTTCAGCCGATGACTGGTCCGGTCGCCCAGATTCACACCCTGCGCGTCCGCTATGCCGACACCTTCCCGGCTGACGGTTCGGGTGTCACCGCTGGCGCTGAGGCCCTGTCGCCCTTCGATATCGCCCGCTTCTACTCGGGTAACGGCGATGTCAACAAGCCGGGCGCTGCTCCGACCGCCGTGCTTGAGGGGCGCGCTGGTAACCGCCTGTCGATACAGATTCTGAAGCAGGTCGTCGAGGCCAAGACCCGTAAGCTCAGCGCTCGCTGGACCTTCGAGGCCGCTCAGGACGCCCAGGCTCAGCAGGGCATCGACATCGAGGCCGAGATTCTCGCGGTTCTCGCCCAGCAGATCACCGCTGAGATCGACCAGGAAATCCTTGCTTCGCTCCGTGCTCTGCCGGGTGCTCCGACCTCTGTCTTCTCGCAGACCGCCGTGACCGGCACCCCCACCTTCGTCGGTGACGTTCACGCCGCTCTCGCCACTCTCATCAACCGTCAGGCCAACCTGATCGCGTCCCGTACGCGCCGTGCGGCTGGTAACTGGGTCGTCGTCTCGCCGACCGCGCTGACGATCCTCCAGTCCGCCACCACCTCGGCCTTCGCCCGCACGACCGAGGGCGTGTTCGAGGCTCCGACCAACACCCGTTACGTCGGTACCCTCAACAACACCCTGCGCGTCTACGTGGACCAGTATGCGTCTGACTCGACGCCGGTCCTGGTCGGTTACAAAGGCAATGAAACCGATGCTGCGGCGTTCTACTGCCCGTACGTCCCGCTGACCTCTTCGGGCGTTCTGATCGACCCGCAGACGATGGAGCCGGTCGTGTCCTTCATGACCCGTTATGGCTACGTGGAGCTTTCGAACTCTGCGACCTCGCTTGGTAACGCTGCTGATTACCTGGGTCTTGTTGGTATCGACACCTCCTCGCTGACGTTCATCTAAAGAAAGCGGCAAGAAAATGCAAGCAAAAAGGCGCCAATTTCGGCGCCTTTTTGTTTTTACAGGCTGGGCGTAATGCACTTCAGTGTCTTGGCGTCCATCTGAACAGCATGGAGCCGCAATCGTAAATTCTCCAGAATCCGAGATTGTTCATGATCTCGCGCTCTGTGTCCCCCTCGGCATCGGGAAACATCGACTTGATCTTGTCCTTCCGAAAAAGATAGCGATGAAAACGACGAACGCGGTTGCAGTCGATGTACCAGTAGTTGACGTCTGTATTCCTTACGTGTTCGAAGCCGAGTATTTCATACAACCACCCAGTCGCCCAGCGACGATCGGCATATGAAATGATTTCCTCGGGGTTGTACTCATCAACGAAGGCCTTGAACAGCCGATTGGCGATGCCGGGATACGATCCGCCGTCGGTTGCGAACCTCAGCAGCTCTACCGGTCCAGACTTGCTCCTTCCAAGAGCCGCTCGCGGTTTGCTGAAGGTCATCACCGCAACGAGACGATCTCCTAGAAACGCGCCGTACTTCCGCAGAGACGTTTCACGACGCCTTTCCTGTGCCTCTGGAATGAGAACCGCGTTGGTGACGCCGTATTTCGCCAGGAGGGTCTTCTGCTGCCGCTCGACGCGGACACGTCGCTCCTCTTCGGATAGGGCTGCGTGATGTGTGCGGATGGCCTCAGCCTGATCCTCACGGCGACACAGGCAATGCGAGTTGTCCTCACAGGAACCATGGTAGCCTTCTAGGACCGATGCGAATGATCGGCGCTGACCATGTTTGCAGATCGTTTCCTCGGGGCCGTTGAGCGCCACGTAGCAGCGCTCAGCCACCGAGGCGTGCTCAGGCAGCATCTTGGACTTGTTTTCGATCCATCCCATGAGAGACGGGCGTGAGAGGAGGAGGCAAGGGAAGCTCTTGGGATACTCCTCAATCATGGCCTGAAGTTCCGCAATGGCGTCCCTGTCGTCGGGTAACGCGGCCTTCCTGGCCTCCGCCAGCGCTTCTTCTTTCCTGTGGGTCAGGACGCTCGAAATGACTTCACTCTTGTGCTCGGCGAGGCACTGGCACGATTTGTCCTTGGAGCAGAACTTCCAGCCGCTTTCGATGTCTTTGAAAGCGCGTTCGCGACCGTACTTGCATGCGGGAGGGTCATCGTATACCGCAATCCAGACGCGCGCTTTCAGCGGGAGGTCTGAATACTGAGTTGTACTATTTTCGACAAATGAAAGGAACTCTGCGTTGGCCTTGACGCCACGCATCCAGTTCATCTTTCCGTACTAGGAAATTATTTCATTCAGGCGCTTTCGCGCGCCCTCGCGGTTGTTTATTATTTCTTTCCGATTCATATCGATACTTATACATCGTTGGCTGCAACAGCGCAACAAAAAGGCCCGCTGGAGCGGGCCTTTCTCATCAAGTCCGGCTCTGTCAGAACCGGTAGTTGACGCCGACCGTGAACAGGTGGTCACGCCCCTTGTTGAACTGGAACGGGGCCACGTAGCGGTACCGGCCGTCGATGTCGAGGTTGTCAGTGACGGCATAGCGAAGGCCAGCGCCGAGGACATAGACGCCGATGCGCTCGTTCCACTTCACGTCATCGGCGAAGCGGAAGCCAGCACCAGCGAGGACGTAAGGGGTGAAGCGGTCGAAGTCATGCTCCAGGATGGCGTTGGCAGTGAACATGTGGCCGCGCACGCCCTTCTTGCCACCCAGGTAGTCGTAGTCGGCCTCAAGGCGGACCATGCCGAAGTCATAACCGGCGCCGACACCCACGACGGCGCCCTTTCCGAGAGTTGCGCCGCCAGCGTGACCGGAGACATAGAAACCGGTCTTGGCGAAGGTCGGAACGACCATCACGGGACGGGCGGGGAGAGCGGCCCGGTTAGGCACGTCGGCGGCGACGGTCGGCGTGGATGCGATGGCGACAAATGCGAAAGCGAAAAGGCCAAGCGCGGCCGTAAGAATCTTCTTCATGAAATATCCTTCCACTGATTGAAAAAACTCGTTGAACGAGAATGCCTCATACATAGCGGAACGCTTGCGTCTATGTCCAGAATTTCGTATACGAAATGGCACCTGAGGCGTTCACAGTGATATTTAGGCAACATATTGAGGCAGAGATAGTGGGCGTATGGGGAATTGTAGGCCGTATATTTTGTCTTGGTGTCGATATGTCCCGACCAAGAAGGAGCATCCACGTAATTCGATAGATGATTCAGCCCTGGTCGGTCTGACGACATCCTGTCTGACGCAGCGTGATGAGCGGAAGGAATGAGGGAATACGTCATCGAGCTGTGGTGAGTACTGCTCAGTGAGTACGCCGCAGCAGCTACACCGGGTGAGCGTTTCCCAGAAACGCTGGACATTCGCGTCGGGAGGGCCGCCATCGAGTACATTCGCAGGACGCCGCTCAGGAAGCTCTTCCCCGATACCTTTGACCGCGAGTGGTCTGACGAGGAGCTGGCGGCGCTCGAAAACACACGAAGGAGAAAGGGCCCGGCGTAATTAAGGTTTTCGCGGACACATTTCGGATCGAGAACCGTCTTGAGAACGTTACCGTTCATATTTCGTCTGACATGACAACGTCATCGGACGAAGAGAAGAGAATGGAATTTTTCTTCTATGGACGGAACAGCCTAGATAAGGTATACGAAATACGCGGAGTTACCAAAGATAGGCGAGTAACGAGTTGAGGGACACGATGAGGGGTTATGTCATTGCGCTAGGGAGGGAGATCGCCGTCTGTTACGCTCAGGAGATGGAGGACCAGAACGGGGCGCCTCCCGACGAGAGCCACTTCATCCGTATCGGGAAGGTCGCTGTGGACTTCGTGCGGGCAACTCCGCTGACGACCATGTTTGACGCCTTTGACAGGGCGGAGTGGGGTGAGGAGGAGTTGATCGAGATCGGGCGGATCACGCAGACGCATCCTCTATCCTACGAGCGCAGGGGTGTCGGTAGCTCCGACCGTCACGACTGTCACGTCATTCGCAATCATGATGGCGAGATCGACGTTTTCCTGACTACCAGTCGGGATCGTTATATCGAGGAAATTGTAAATCTGCGTCGGTTCGCTATTGGGCGTTCCGCCCTGTTCAAGATGATTGAGTTTTCCCGGTGCAATGAGGAAGTCGTGAATGCTATTTAGTCGATAGACGGGGCACAAAAACCGCCGATACACGGCGGTTTTTACATTCTAAATAGTCATGTGCGGCACAAATAAACCAACCCACAAAAGGGAGGCCCACGTGGCTAAACACTGTACCCGGCGTGCCAAGCGCGCCAATAAGCCAAACCCGCGTGAGGACCGGAACTACGGTCGTCACACTCATGAAGCTGAGATCATCCCGATCGGTGACCACGAGGATCGCAGGCTGGCCCGGAAGAGGCGAGTGGAAATCATCCCGCGCAATCTCGCCCAGGAGGAATACGTCGAAACCCTCTACGACGCGAGCAAGCACATCGTCTTCGCAATGGGACCTGCCGGATGCGGCAAGACTCTCCTCGCGACTCTATATGCCATCCAGCAACTCCAGACAGGCAGTATCGATCGGATTGTCATCACCCGTCCGGCCGTGAGCACAGACGAGCAGCACGGGTTCCTGCCTGGAACTATCATCGACAAGATGTCTCCTTGGGTCACCCCCATCATGGACGTGTTCAAGGAGCACTACTCGGTCTCACAGGTGGAGCGCATGCTTCAGGAGGAGATCATCGAGATCGCTCCCCTGGCCTATATGCGCGGCAGGACCTTCAAGCGGTCCATCGTGATCTTCGACGAGGCCCAGAATGCGAGCTCAAGCCAGATGAAGATGGTGCTCACCAGAATTGGAGAAGGCACCCGAATCTTCGTGACAGGCGATCTCCAGCAACACGACAGAGGCTACGCTCAGAACGGCCTCAAGGACTTCGTTGAAAGACTGGAACGTATAGGATCGGATGCCATTGCAGTTTGTAAGTTCACTAATGAAGATGTTGAGCGTCATCCCGTGATTGAGGACGTTCTTAGGATTTACGGAGATTAATGAGCGCCTAATTGTTGGCCGCACACAGTGCCTCTGGGTTGCGCCCGGAGGCTTTTCATTTTAGAATTATCGTATTACGCAATGCTGGGGGATAGATGTAACATATCAAATCCATCGGAGATTTCTATGAGGGAATCCTATTGGCGGGGGAATGTTTTGGTATCAGTCCCTCTCGAAGGGGAAGAAGAAAAGAAACTCGCCCAGATCGGTGGCCGGTCGGCACAGAGGGGTGGACCGTTACCTGCGGCGATGATGCCGCGCCCACCAAGTTTCAGGATTACAACGAGGCGCGTAGGTTTGTGCGGGCGAAGATGCGTGCCGCTGGATACTCCATCATCTCATCAAAGGACGGCCGCCGACGGTCAGGGCGAATGACCTTCGATTGAAAGGCACCGTGCGGTGCCTTCTACATCCGCCAGTGCTGATTGCACCTGGCCTCGTACTTATCAGTCGCCCCAAGCTCGATGTGGGGTCCATCCGCAGCGTGGTGACCGGTGGTTGAGCGATGGGTCTTTGACGCCGGTCGGCCGCAGACCGTGCAGTTTGCCCTGGCCTTGATGATCTCGTCCGCCATGGCGGCAAGACTGGCTGTGATCGCGAACGGAACTCCGTTGATGTCCAGATCGAGACCACCAGCGACCACGTCGATACCCCTTCCGAGGCACCCACGGACCCAGGAGACAGTGTCCCCGGATACGTAGGGCTCCATCATGAACTGGACCTCGTCCAAGACCACGAGATCGACACCCTGCATGTCGTCGAGAGGGGGGAGGGTGGTCAGGTTTTCTGCCGTCGTCCTCAGGCCGTCGTGGGAGACGATCTCAGTCTCGGAATAGCGATTATCGAACGCGGGCTTGAAAACGCGAACATGCAGTCCCTGACCGTTGCGCGCCCACAGGACACGCTTCAACATTTCGGTCGTCTTTCCGGCGTACATCGGCCCGCAAACAAGAGTAAGTGAACCGTAACTCATGGTCATTATTAAATCAATATCATAAAAATCGACATATATAATATTCGTTGAACGCTATAATTCCTTGAATTTACGTCAATTACGTAGAGTTGGAGGCTCGACAGGTCCTAGAAGGTGTCGTCGAACCTGTCGAGTTTCGCTGACGGCGGTGTCGATCTCGTTCTAATCGACGATCAGATGGACCCGTGTGCGAATGACACGGGCCACGGGTCTGATGTCCTCTTGAGACAAGCACAGCCAGGCTGTGTTGTGTCATTGAGGTCGCAAGCTACCACCGAGAATAGAGCGAGGTCGATGGCGTTTTCGTCCTGGGTGACACAGAAGCACAGAGAAGCTCCCGAATATCGCCTATAACTAGGCAATACCCTGCAAACTAGAGGCGTACGTCGCCAGGTCGCGTTTCATGTCGGCGATCGGCTGCAAGGCATATCCTCCGACCGTCCAGTTCCGCCCCTTGCGGGTCGCTGTTACCTCTATGAACGCTCCACGTCGATCTCCGAACCGCTCGATGATCGCGCTAGGGATCAGGTACATAGCGATGGAGCCGATTCCTCGCACCATGACCCCTATAACGATGCACCTCGCATGCCCATTCGGAGCCTCAAATCGGACCTGATCCGCGTCCTCCTTCGCCAGGCAAACAGAGATGTTCCGCTGTCGCCCGTTGATGATGGCGTAGATGTCAACACCCTCATTCGGATCGTCGGGATCGGGAAGAGCGCAGTGCCCACCCGAAAGCTGGATGAAACCGGCTACAACATTCGTGGCTCCACTTTCAGCGAGCCTTCGAGCGGGGCGCTGTGCCACGTCGATGTCAGGAGCAACTCCGAACGCCAGCCAACCATAGTCCACGCCAAGCAGAGTGGCCAAAGACTTCAGCGCGCTGTGCCGAGGCACTGTGACGCCGTTGTACCATTTGCGGACGGTCTCGCGCGTCACGGATATACCGTAATGAAGTTCAAGCTGGTCACGAATCCAAGTCAATCGCCCGCGATTAAACGGAGGCACCAGAGGGTTATTCTCGCAAACCTCTTGGAGCCGCTTCGCAAAATCTTTGTATGGAAGATTCACCGTCATCAAATGCTCCTCCAGGGCATTCCGACTTGCCATGACCAAATAGGCACCAAAAAAGTGCCTGTTCACCTCTTAATCGGCACTGGCGAACGGAGTCAAGATGGTCCGCCCCGGCTTCACAGGAGCTGTTCGGCGATGTCATGCCAGCTCCGCACACGGGTAACGGCCGCGATCGGATCGCACTCGTTGTAGGGTCGGGTCAGCAGGAAGGCCCTATGCCCGACTGAAGCGCCATCGATGGCGTGAAGGGCGTTATCCTCGACCCACACGGACGGGCTATAGGCCCTGAGCTGTTCCGTCTTGGCCGCCCGTAGCGGGAGCACATGGACCGCCTGCCACCGGAAGCCGAAGACCTCCTCCAGGCGCCGTTTGCGGGCATTCCGGAAGGCCTCGTCGCCTCCGCAGGCGGTAATGGCCACGAACGTGTAACCGGCCTTGTGGAGCTCCGGGAGGACCTCTAGGGCGCATTCCTCTGGCGGTTGCTCGTTAAGCCATCCCTCGTCCACGAACCTCCTCATGAGAGCAAAGGTCTCCTCGGGGGTGGCCCCAGTCGCCTGCTCGATGCTGTAGTGGCTTCGCAGTGGCACAGAAAAACTGAAACCCTGCTTCTCGGCCCACTCTTGGAAATAGTCGGTGTAGCGGAGGACCGTGTCATCCACGTCCGTCAGGATGAGCTTGTGCATCAGTGCTCATCCTTCTGGTCATCCTGCGCATCGGTGGTCGCGCTTTTCTTCCGGTCATGGAAATTGAAATGCCAGACCGTCATCGCCTTTTTGACTTGATCCCGGTACTTGTCCAGGTAGTAGGCGGCAGCGACTGCGTCAGGAACGGCCTCATAGCGGTTCTTCACGACTGTCCTGTTGAGGATGTCTATGACGACGGAAGCCTCGGCAATATCGTTGTCCGAGATGCGGTCCTTTACATAGGGACGTTCGAAAATATCGACCGAGCCCGGCTTCTCGTGCCAACCCTTCTTGCTGGTGTTCACACCCTTGGCCGGTCGGGTGACCGTCGTGACGATGAGGAAGGGTCTGTTGCGAAGATTCTTGAGGTTTCGCGGGCGATTGTTCTCAGGAGGAATAATAGAATCCATAATGTAAAAATCCAGAGTACGTAAAAAGCAATGAATGTAATAGAACGGCGAAATTAAATGATGCCGTCCTTCAAAAGCTTAAGCTCGACGAGGGTTGCGGACAGATTAATCTCAGGGTCGGCCGCTATTGAATGGTTCACAAGTCCATTTCGAATGATAATCAGGGCCTGATCCTGCTGACGCTCGGTGTCACCCCACAGTTCGAGATTGCGATAGAGGGACCGGTAGATGTCCGGATAGTCCTCTACAAGTGCCTGGGCGGCAATGAGCTTGCGAGCCTCTCGGATGCGGCCCTGCTGGAACAGACTGACCATTTCGAGGATATAGTCCTTCGTCTCTTCCACGTCCTCGGTCTTCGGCCGATGGAACTTGCCGCCGACCGTGTTCTTCTGCGCGAGATTGATGCTCTTGCGCAGGTCCGGATAGGTGAGGTCCGTCAGGGCGATAACATCGTCGATGTCGAACTCGACGTTCTCCCGCGTGAGGATTTCACCAATGCGGCAGATGAAATCCTCACGGTCGAGGGCCGCGAAAGTGAATGTCTGGCAGCGGGAATGGATCGGATCGATGATGCGCGCCGGATTGTTGCACGTCAGGATGAAGCGCGTCGTGTCCGAGTAGGTCTCCATCTCGGTGAGAAGGAGCCGCTGGGCCCTCGGCGACATGATCTCGCACTCGTCCAGGATGACGTACTTGATACCGGTCGGACCCATGGACCAGGTGCTCACGAAGCCCACGATCCGGTCCTGAACGTCCTCGATCCTTCTCTCCTTGGCTGCGTTGATCTTGAGGATGTCCGCATCCGGTATGTCCAGACGCTTCAGAAGTAGCATGGCAAGCGAGGTCTTGCCGGTGCCTGGAGAGCCCGAAAAAAGAAGGTGGGGGAGGGCACCATCGGCAAGGTACTCCTCCATGCGGCGGCGATGGGTGGCGTCCTTCCAGACATACTCGTCAAAGGTCTTGGGTCGGTACTTCTCGACCCACATCTCGATTGCCATGTGCGCGAAATCCCTTTGATAAAATGATTTAGTCGGACGACCCCGCGTCAGCGGGGATCGTCCTCCGACACGAGAAGAACGGCGTCCGGATAGTCGATGAGCCAGACGGAGATCGGACCTTCGTCGGTCTCGACGGTCATTCTCGGAGACCAACGGCCGTGCTTGAGAAGGACCCACTCACCAGGCTTGAGATCGTCCCGTACATCCGGCCCAACCGCATAGACCTTCGCCCAGCGTTCGCGAATGCCGTGCTCCCGCATGTTGTCGTCGCGAATGATGATTCCGGATGAAGTCTTGCGCTCGCCGTGTTCCAGATTAGTAACAAAAACACGATCCTTGATAGCAATAAGTGTGTTGGGCATATTCCTTTAAGAAAAAACTGATGAATGATCCATAATATACAGAAACGGCCCGTTTACTGTCAATCTAATTGCTTCCGCGAATTCAGGAGGACCGGAAATGAATTTGAAAGTGACCTGGCACTGAAAACGCCCCGCGAAGCGGGGCGCTTAAATCAGTCGTCTTCCTTCTCGACGATCTTGCGTGACTTGCCCTTCGGTTCGGGCTTCTCGGGTTTCTCCGCCTTCGCCGTCTTCTGAGAGGCGGCAAGAGTTTCCAGGGCCTGCGCGGGTGTTTGGAAGACCTCGGTGTCGAGTGCCTTGATCGGGACCTGCTTCACCGATCTCTTGTTGCGGTGGTACTCGGACTTGATTTCCTCTCTCGTCTGGATCACGCGACCGCGCTTGTCGAGAAGGTCGCCACGAGCATTGAGCATGGCGTTGCCGAGAGCGACTTCATCTCCGTTTTCATTGACCAGTCGAGTGAAATCAATCGTTTCGCCGCGAATGGACCTGACAATCATGTAATGAACCTCAAATATATATGGACTTATCTATTTATTCGCGAAGGGTATTCGGGAAAATGTTCAACTCCACGTCAGGCGGAAAGCTACTGCATCCTCGTATTTTCGAAAGGCCCACACGGGACCTGCGCAAGTCCAAGCAAACTTACCTGCGCAGTTATTCAGACACCAGTGGGTACGCTCCAAAATTGAGGATGCTCTTTCCTTGTACGGAATGTTGTCCCACCAAGGCAGGAGGACGTGGAACAGTCTGTCGTCGCTGGCGTGTTCGTGGCAGTAGATGAAAGACCCATGGAACTCCGGAGTGTAGAACGTTTCCGGATAGACAATTTTCTTAACCTCAATCATTTCCCATTGCGTCTCCCCAGTGTCAGGAAGACCGGAGACGTATGCGAGTATTTCCATCACCTCAGCGATGGATTTCTTGTTCCGGACACCATAGCGGGGAGTGAACAAGTTGAGGTCGTACTGGGCATGTTCCGCCCGGCTGATGTCATGCAGAAAGTACGTGTGCTCGAAGAACGGAATGCTCGCCTCATAGAACGTTGTGGAAATGTCCACGCGGCACCCGTTGTCAAAAACCACATGGGCCGTCCTCAGAGCCGGATTGATGTCGATGCTGCGGTGGACGTGCGTCGGCGGATAGAACCGAATGTCCTCGAACGTCAGGTCAGGTCTGTAGCGAACGGCCTTGATGACGGGCATGTCAGCTCCATCTCAGCTTGAACGCCAGGGAGTCCTCGTAGTTGCGGAACGCCCAGACAGGGCTTGCGGCTGTCCATGCAAACGGACCGCTGCAATGATCCCGACACCAGCGATTGATCACCACAACAGCCCTCCCATCTGGGTACTCTGAAGCAATGTCGTACCAGTTGGGAAGAAACACGTGGTGAAGCCCTTCGTCGTTGGTGTGCTCATCGCTGTATAGGAACGAGCCGTGCACGTCCGGCTGGTAGAAACCCGGAGGTGGGTCGTAGGCATCCGGGACCGTAAGATCGGAGAGTTTGCTTGGCATCGGCTTGCCTCCGCCAAAAGACGCATGACCTCGTCCATGGTGGCGAAAATATAGAACGTCTTGCCAACCGCAACTTCATACGTTGCGCTTTCGGCATGACCCTTGAGAAAGTTGTGACGACATTCCCGTTGTCGAACACCACGCGCGCGGCACGGGACGACGCGAATGAAAAATCAACGGTATCATTACCAGTTTTCGCAGTTCGAGCAGCAAGGTGGGGGTAAAACCGTATATCGCCGGACGGCATTCCCGGCGAAAATTTGATTGCCCTCAGAGTTACCATCTTCTGCTCCATAATGAACACCGATGGAGGCGGTATTCATCGTCTCTTTTCTAGCATGAGTCCACTCGTGACCCATCAGCAAGATATGTCGTGGATCGTCGCAAGGAAACAGAAAAGCCGACCGCAATCCCCAAATCGGGACGCCGAAATTGACATCCTTGACCTACTTAATGCCAGGCGTGCGCTCGAAGAGATGATGTAATCGTCATGAAAAAGCGCTCCTGACTATTCTTCTTCAAAATAGACCAGGAGCGTCGTCACCACAGCCTTGGTCAGCTCCCGTAACGGCTCGTGATTTCCGCGTCGGTTTCGAGAACGTCGAGCATACGCTGTGCGAATGACGCCAGTTCGGGCTGGAACTCGCTGTATTCGCCTTTCGAGACGATGTCGGCGATGTCTGGTGTGAGTTTGAGAACGGTCTCGTCGGGACCATGGGCTCCAAGACCCAGAACGCGACCATTGCCATCTTCGATGACGCAGGTCACCGTGTGAGACGGGAACGACTTCGCGTAATCAAAGATGTCGGAAAACATCGCCGAAGGAAGCTGCTTGGTGTTCGAGACTTCCCGTCGAACAACCCGCCCTTGCGGTAGTTTGTCCGGCACGCTTGTCCAAATAATCATGCTGAAATAACTCCAAGAAAAACTGGTGCTGATGAGTGGGATCGAACCACCGACCTTCCCCTTACCAAGGGGATGCACTACCACTGTGCTACATCAGCATTACAATGGTGCTGGATGAGGGATTTGAACCCCCGACCTGTCGCTTACAAGGCGACTGCACTACCGCTGTGCTAATCCAGCGATGAAGGTACGATACTATTTATGCTTCAACGTTTCAATATAAAAGATCAGATACCGCACGGTGAAAAGAATCGGGAAGAATAGCTTCGTGAAGCGCAGTCGGAACGGTTATACAGGACTGTTGCATTACATTGTAGGCGGCGCGCCGTAACTCCTTTTCCCGCCGAAGGACCGCAAGACGGCAGCGTCCTTCTGGCTGTCGGTCCAGTCACCGTCGATCATCATGCGGGTGTATTCAAACAGCTCGTCGAACCTGCCTTCGGCGACCTGGTGAAGTATTTCCGCATCCTCCTGGACCAGCTCCCAGAGGAAGTCTGCGACGATCTTCCTGTCTATGATCGGCAGTGACGAGCCGGAGACCATTTCGAATGGTACGAAGTCCGAAGGCTGGAGACCATGCACGTACTCAGCCAGGGTCATGACAGCCCGTCCCTCGATGCCATCGTGCTCGACTATGTCGTAGAGGAGTACAGTTGTCTCGGTCACGTCATAGACGAGAATGACCTTACCGTGAAACAAATGGACGTGCCAAATTCCCTTCACTGGGCCAGATGGGAAGGCATAGTCCTTCTTGCTCCATGGGACATTCCGGGGAGCAGTCTTGCGGTAGTCTAGGAAGTCTATGAGAACGTTTCGTATGACGGGATAGCCACGGTCAAACTTTTGAACGTTTTTCTGAAAACGTTTTGTTGCTAAGACCTTACGCGAAACCATTATCCATCAGTCACGATATTATTCGTTAAGCTTCCGGTACGACCGCTGTTCCATCAGACGCACCTCGTTGAGGATTTCCACCGGTTCGTCGAGCTTGATTCCGAGACGCTCGACAAGCTCTCCGACCGACGAGACATCCATGTAGGCCGGATCGTTGTCGCGAAGATAGACCAAAACCTCTTCGGAGTTGACAAAGCCTCCCATCCAGAATCGCGCCCACCAAGAGCTTCAATAATAGCCTCAAGCTGCTTGCGACTAGCCTCGGCAATCTTCCTAGCGTGACGAATCTTTTCGTCGATGGACATGGTCGTAGGCATGAGGAAAATCTCCGGCCGCGTTAATATCTTGCGAGTGGTCACCTTTTGTCAACATATATAGCAAAAAAGGAGCGCGGGCGGCTGCCCGCGCAAGTGAATACACAAAAGGTATAGAAACATTATCTCGTGTGTCGCTTTGCCGAGAACTGATGTTCTCGCAATTATTTATCTTGATCCACGGGGTGCACGGGGAGAGACTGGTCTTTTTTGGGTGAGACCCGATAGACGTGTCTGACGTAGCCAAGACTGGCGTCCCCGCGCATGTGGGGAGCGATCCATCTCCGGTATTTCATTTCGCCCGTCGAGCGGTCGTAGATGGTGCGCCAGTGGCCACGCACCTCGTGCGCACGCCTGCGGATGCCGTGGGCATGCATCAGCTTGCGGTCGAGCCACTCGACCGGCCTCGTCTTGGGCGCCTTGATCCTCACGACAGAGTGGGAAAGGTAGGGGATGCGATGGTTCCGGATGGTCTGGAAGCCGCTCCGGGGCTGTACCTCGGCCTGGACTGTCGGAACATCGTTGATCACGGCCAGCAGGGTAATGAGGAACCGGGCGATGCCACGGTTGTCTAGCAGGTAGGTTTCGAAATACCTCCGCTGGAACTCGGCGCGGTCACGCGCCTCCTTTTTCCTTGCGTGGAAATTCAGCCGATTGATTGGTTCACAGACGACCGCCAGACGGTCCTTGCACCAATCCGGAGCAATGATCCGGCCGGTCAGTCCGTCCTCTATGCCCATCGCGGCGTATTCAACGTGGCTGCGGACCGAATTGAATTCGCGGCTCAGCCGCAGGTGTCCGAGACCACCGCCAACCGGATGCTCCTCGGTTGCCTCCGGATCGACGACGATGGCGACATGACCTGGCCAGACGGCGCCATACTGGCGGGGCTGATCGTCAACGGGACGGAAGTTGATAGCCACCCAGCGGGAGGCCGACGCGCGCTCCCTGATGAAGAGGAAACCGCTTTCTGGAGGCTCATCGAACGTCCTGGACTTGCCGAGGGCAGCAACGCGGACGCTATCGTCCAGCTCGAACCAGCATTCGTCGAAGGGAAGGCGGGCGAGGTCGATCCAGAGAGGCAGGCGCTCGATGTTCTGCGAAACCTGCACGACAAGCGACAGCATGGTGTCGTCGATGACGAAGCGCCTCGCCCGGTTGAGGACTTCCCGGTAGCGCGTGAGCTCCTTCTCAGCCTCCGAAGGAAGTCCGAGGGTCTTGGGAGGCCTGAGCGTCCAATAGTGAACTTCGTCGAAGAAGGGTTGTTCGAGTGCCATGCCCCTCTCTTAGCCGACCGTTCACCCGTGTCTAGGGGCAACCTGGTTCGGGGACTTCTCAAACCGGCTTGCGTCACGCTCCCTGACGAAAAGGCCGACCGCATAACAGTGGCTCCAGGCGCAGACTATAGCAATCATCCCAAAGAAGTTGGAAGCGGTGTTATCGCTGAGGTAAGCGCAGACGGCGAGTACAAGAAACCAGGAAACCAAGACGCGGATCATAGAGTTCCGATCGCTATGATATGCCGAGGCCTGCGCATTCAGAGCGATGAACTTTCCGGACTGGTGAAGGCGATTGTCTATCCGGAGGTGGATGAACATCTGGATCGCCATGAAGATAGTGCCCACGAAATAGATCGCGGCGAGGGCGACGAAGCCACTATTGCCTTCGAGATAATAGTGATACAGCGTCGCGAACGCGATGGCGATGTACATGAACGAGAACATCGCCCGCCAGTCACCGATAAGAATGTTCCATCGGTCGTAGACGTAATCGTAGATAGACTGGGCGTATCTGAAAATCAAATCGTCAAAAGCGATAATATAATTCATCATGATAGCGATATAAAGAGGTTACACTGTAATCATATATGCCAAAGGCCGCTTCTTCCGTCAAGGATTTGCTTGAGAGCCCACGTTCGGAACCCGTTTGACGCTGAATTTGTTGCGGGTCAGATGCACCGCCAGTTCAACCTGGTCGCAAACAGGTCTGCATCACTTCCGAGCAGCACGCAATGATACACCACGTTCGGCGTGGACTGCTTCCTGTACCAGTTCGTCCAGATCACAGCCTGCTCCAGGTTCTCCTCCGCCCAAGACAGGAACGTTCTCAGCGTATCGACCACTATCAATCCGTCAATAATGAGCGTCGTTCCGAGCTTGGCGTCGATGCGGGCCTGCATTTCGTCTCTGCGATACCGCAGCCAATCAAACAGATAGTGCCTGCGGTAGTCGTTGAGAGTGTACAGCACTATTTTCTCACCGTGGCGCGAATACGCTCAGCGGCGCGCGATACACTGTGCTCCTTGATGCACGCCTCCCGGAAATCATTATAATCGCAAAGCCGAAGTACGCCCTCATTTACGAGGCGCCTGAACTCGCATCGGATGGAGTGTTCCAGCGAGACGGCCGGATCAGACAAATGTGTACGAATGGTCATCAGGCTACCCCAAAGAATGAGAATTCAGACAAATTTATCCGTTAACTATCGCTGAAAGTACTCGAAAGTGTAGTTGAAGAGGCCCCACCCTGATCGTACAATTTAGGTCTATGGGGACGAGACCCCAGACCCCAAGGCTTGGGGCGGCCATTCGTTTCCACCCCCTCCGCCATGGCCGCCCCGCTTTTTCACCTGTATTTCTCGATCAGCAGTTCCAGGTCGCGCAGAAGCGCCTCGTTCCCTCGGTTCTTGGCGATAACCTTGTCGAGTGACCCGTAGTGGTGCTCCAGGCACCGCAAGAGCAAGTCCTTCACGATCTGCTCGTCAGGCCTTTCCCGAAGAGTCGAGCGCACATAAATATCCTCAAGTTGACGCTCCTTCTCGCTCGCCCAGGCTTGAAGATGTTCTAGTGTCCATTCTCCGCGCCGGATCGCCTTCAGAACCTCCCGGTCACGCTCCAGATCGAGATCATGGGTCGTCATAATCTGCTCAGCTTCGAGCAGAAGGCGAACGCAGTGGTAAGCAAATTTCGTGTCGTATCCATGCTTTTCTATATCAGCGGCCCTCGAATTTGAGGGGTTTCGCTTGTTGACGATTTTCGACATCTGCGCGTGTGCGTAAGCGCGCATCTTGTAATGGCAAGCTTTAGACAAAAAGAGCTTTCGGTTTTCCCGCACAATCTCAGCGACAGGTGTCGAATGCACAACGCAGCGTCGAGGTGTGAAAAGCGAGTCTATCAGGTTCGGGTTGTTTTCCAGACACAGGTGGAAAAACTTCACTATACTGTATACAACGAAGTCATATAGCTGATTTGAATCGGGCGATTGGACTCTGTGCTCCTGCCACTGCTCAAAACGCGGAATTTGTCGCCCAAATCCCGGAATCTCTCCTCGCAGATGGGGGAAGACCATATCGAGAGGAGGCATGGCGAAACCATACAGGTCCATATCCGAACTGTCTGAGGACACGCCATATGCCATCGACCCCATGATCGTCAGGTAGACGGTATTATTGGGAAGCCATGCAGGGGGATGAATTGCCCGCGCTTTCTGCAACTTTTGAAGTAACATATGAATTTTCACTCCAATATATGCTATCGTACCAGCGCTCGAAATAATTGCAATAATTTCATCTGCGATGTGCGTACCTAAGGCAGTTTCAACAAAGCTCGTAAGAACGCTGAAGACAATGGACCCCGAGACGCCGGTTACCGTATTCACGGTGCAAAGCCCCGCCGCGCTGAGGTGTGCCGAGAGCCTCGGTTACTGGCACGGAAGCCGTGACTTTATCGAGGATGAGGACTTCCGGGATGCATACCTCTGGATGCGGGACCAGATGGCAGAACGAATTTCATTTTTCAGCGGCGACTACCCGATCTGGGCAACGCTGCATCGGCCAAATTTCCGCAAACTGCGGAAGTGGGCCGAACCCCAGGTTCTCGTGAAGGCGAGGGTTCCTCGTGGGCGCATCCTGCTGTCGGACTATGACGACTGGCACAGTGTGCTCAACCGGTTCATCGCGACCCACGACGAGAAAGAGGCGGATCAGTGGTGGGAGCTCCCCGAGACGGAGAAGCTTGCCAACCTCCACTGGGAGCGCATCCTTGACCTCGACTGGGTTATTGAAAACGGAAGGAAGCCGCGCCTACAGGCTTGTGTGGACCGCATCTATGCACATGAGGTCGAGCGCATCACCTTCGTCAACGGCCGCCGCAGGTACTGTCACGCAGCCTGATCGAGGAGGAAGGCTCCACCGACGGCGGCCTGCTCGACAACCATGAATGCCTCCCAGTAGTGGTCGGTCGAGACGACCTGATCCGGGTTTTCTGTGTCGAGGACTTCAAACCGGCCGTTTGGTGTCAGGCTCGGGCCACGAATGATGAAGCGACCCGAACGGCTCTCCCAACAGTCCGTTTGACGCTGGATCATGTCCGTGTCTGGGCTATCGAAAATATTGGCAGGACGCTCAATATCTCCGATCCACGCTATGGCGTCCTTGGGGGAAACCTCACACTTGGCGATGATCTCCAGGTGTCGCCATTTCCTTCTGTAGTAGGATCTAATTATTCTCGACCGAGTGTTGGACGAACCGTCGCTCGACAAATGAAAAAGAAGATCAACGAAGCATTTCTTGATATCGGTATCGATCACGAAACCCCCAGAAATCAACGGTGTAGCAAAAGGCTACTACGGTTTCTGAATTCGTCAAACTTAAAGTGAAGGGTTTCGCAAGGATAAAAAAAGAGCGCCGAGCAGTTCTGTCGGAGGAGCGTCAAAGTTCAGAGAACTGATACCAGCCTGAGATTACAGCTGGTGCAGCCGGGCTTCCGGAGGTATCCCGCCACTTGCGGTGGGGGTTTTCCGGGCATCCACGAGACGGGCGTGACCCTCGCCTCGTACCCAACCAGTGTCGCCGTTCTGCTCCTCTTGCGAGAAGCACGAGTGGCAGGTCTCGTGTCACCGTATGCTACTCGACGGTTCCGACGCCACCGACCTTGCGGGCCGTTCGCAGGAGCTACCCCGCTATGACACCTTCTCCATCAACATCGGATCGGCTTGCGGCCTCCCCAATGTCCCGGTTCTCTAGCGAGCCGGGAATTAGACACCTTTCACACACGGCCGGGGCAGACTTTGCGTTTTTCAAGTGATATTATAGTGCAACAGCCACATAACGAACAAACCTACCGAGACGCGCTGCCCCCGTTGCTCCATCCTCCTTTCGGAGGACGAAATACAACACGCCTCATGTCTTTCTCCTTGCGGGATACTCGACGGATATTTCGGACGCTTCCCCCATCAGGGACCGCGCCCTCATATCTGTCACGCTGCACTTGGCTGCGGGCCTCGCACTACGTGACCACCCGTTGACCATACGTCTATTGTGGGTTCGCATGCTGGTGCCCGGTTGCGAGACGGGCTTCGCGGTGCCCCCGCTTATCTGCTGCCAACAGACCAACACCCACCGTTCGACCTATCTCCCTCATCGGAAGACCCCTGGTGGCTCAGGGGAGGTCCGAGCCTCCGTGGATGCACCATCCGAGGATGGCGGGGCTATGTAGGCTTCACCCCTTTGACGCGAGTTGCCTCGCGCTGCGCTGACGACGCCACGGCGCCAAACACGCTCGATCCAATCGGATGCATATGCATTCAACGGGACCGAAACTCGACGATCATCAGAGGGCGGCGCCCTCATCGATCATGTAGACACAGTATCCAAACTCGCTTCCGATGTCAACAAAAAATCGTACACGAAATACGAAATATGTGGCGGCGAGGGGAAACGACGGAACTTAAAGGGAAAACCAGCGACCTTGAGAAGTGCCGACAACCGTCAAGGTACTTCCGCGAGACAGCAGGATTGGGACATCAGTCGATGAGAAATCAATTCGCTCGCCAGAAGCCGGAAAAACGTTGATATCAGTCTGGGCGTCGTTGATGACGACCATGAATGCGCCGGGGATGGATCGCGGAAGACGAACGGCGCAGTCGCTTGCACTGGCGACGGAGACGATGTTTACCGACGCGGACAGCGGCTGGGCAAAGTCCTGGTTGTTTCCCGTGGCCTCAACGTTCTCGGCGATGGTGTGCTGGATGATGCCAGTCAGGACACCACCAGAGGCGGGCAGGGCGCCAATGTCCTTCGGCTTCACCATCATGGTGGTCGCCATGGTCACATCGTCCGACCCGTCGAAGGTCGCTTCCCCCTCAACCGCTCCCCTCAGACGAATACGCTTCGGTGCTTCGAGCCTGCGTGCATACGGGGCAACGGCATCGGAAGAGAACGATGTCTGGAGCGTTACATTGCTGCTGCCGTCGATGATCGCAGAACCCAGGATGTCTCCCTGAAGCTGGAATGCGCGCGGTGTCCTCCAGCGTTGGCTAGTCTCTGCGGTCCCCTCCAGGTCGCCGACAAATGGTCCACGGACAGTCCCGTCCTGATCCCGCAGGACCACATCAGGGGTCAAGGAAAGCATGATCGTGCCTCCGTTCGGGCCGGATGAGCTGACTGACAGCCCGCCGCCAGCGGTCGTGATGTCTCCCACGTAGGAGCCGATGGTGTCCTCGCCGAGACGGATGGCGCCCATGGATGTCTCGATCTTCACGTCATCGGCGCCGTCAAACGTTCCCTTTCCGGTCACCGCCCCCGTCAGGGTAATCGCCACCGGGTGCTCAAGGCGGGATGCCGAGGATGCTACGCCGTCGAGCTGACCCGCTATCCGTTCAGCGCGAAGTTCGACTAGTTCGGCTGTTTCGGCCGCAACTCGCGAAAGGCGTGCCTCCGAAGCCTCGAACGACCTGGCGGTCAGGTTCTCGATGTCAGCAACCGAACCGCCCTTGAATGACCACCGCTCTGTGGAGGCATCCCATACGAGACTGGCGATGGACCCGGTTCCGCGAACGATTTTCATTCCTGCATCGGAGACGCAGGGGGTATCAGTCCCGGAATGCAGCTGGATGAAAGCTTCTCCGAGGTCGATCTGCGCCCGCTGGACCGTCCGGAGTGTACCACGGACATTGAGATCACCGTCGATGGTCAGGCTTCCATTCACGCTTACCCGGTCATCGGAGAGGGTCACGACCGTGCTGGACGCCCTGTCCTGAACACCGACCGGCCTGTCGGCAATCTCCTGCCAGCGATAGACGGGTTTCTGAGAGGCCCGGAGACGGCCGTTTTCGTCGAGGGAAGCAACGCCGTTAGCTGTCCCTATGAGCGTTTGTGGAATCGCGCCGACCTGAGCAGCCGTCACACGGTGCGGATTGTTTTCATCCTCGGCGTGCCCGAAAAGTTCGGCGAAGTTGTCGTTAATCTTCCTGCTTGCGTCGCGAAGGGTGTCACCAGAGTTGGTGGCATCACCTATCTTGAGAAACTTTCTGGCCATGTCCGTTGATCATAAAGACCGGACATATTTATCAGCCAGATATGATTTGGCCTGCGGCAGGTGCCGCAGGCCTCTTGGACATTAAATGATGAAGTCCTCTCGGGCGGCGTTGTCCGCCTCCTCACGTGACCGGAAGGGACCCTGAGGTTCTCCGAGCACGACCTTTCCGGCATAGAGCTGGTAGTACCAACCAGCGTCCTCCTCCTGCTCCTGGGAAGAGGCAACGATCTCGAACGTCTCGACGCGCGGAAGGATAGCCATCATGTAAGGACTCCGTTTGAAATATTTTGAGAGAATACGGGAGGGCAGAAAATGTCACCTCCCGGAAGAATCAGTACCCATACATATTCAGATGGGTCTGGAAAATCAAGTTCTCAGTGAAGTTAAGGCCATTGCAAAGCGCTCTATTCACTGCCCCAATCTGAAGAGTGGTCGTGAAGCGCCACGGGATTACCTCGCCATTACGCTCATAGGGCTTCATCATGAGCGTATCGGGGAACAGATGGGAGATGTCGAACGGCTCGTCGAACGTCGTCTCGTGCTTGTCGAACCAGGCGCGGGGCACGACCGCCACGAGGCACTTTCCGTCCCTGAACGGGGTCGAGCACATGTAGAACTCTTCCCCCTTCCACGTCTTGCGGTTCTCTTCCTTCTGCTCGTCGGTGAGGGCATCCCACTGCGCGCGGTCATTCCATGGACGGATGAGGCGATCCATCCCGACCGGGTTCTTGGTCAGAAGACCCTGCATCAACTCGACGAGGTTGTCCTCGCTGCTCTGCGCGCCGCTGGCATCCACCTTGGATCGCTCGCAGACCATCCCGGCCTCCTCAAGCACCTTCGTGATACGGTCAGCGAAGCGCTCAAGGACGCAGGCCATCCAGCAGCCCCTCACGCTGTCGCGTGCCTTGGCGACGTACTTGTCGAAGTCGATGCCATCCTTTTCGAGGAGGGGGCGCACCTCGTCGAGCTTCCAATCCCGGACGAGGACCTTGTAGTACAGCTCGACGAGGCTATCCCTCGCGATGGCGATGTTGTCGCCGTTCTCGTCAAGAACGACGGCGTCGTCGGGCTCCGCGATGCGCTTGTACTTCATCTCCAGCTCCTGCTGGAGCGCATCGTCGTGCTTGAAGCCGACTTCGGCCAAGAAGCCGCGAATGAAGGCCTCTGAGGGGCAGTTCTCGAAGGCATAGAGGCCGGTGCCGTCAATTGACGCTTCGAGATCGACGAAGTAGTCGTCGATAAGGCCAAGATTGACCTCGTCAACGTTTCCATCGTCGATCGTCTTCACCTGAACATAGACGAGCGGATGTCCTGCCGTGTTCACCGTCGTCACCGTGGCGAACTTGTAGGGCGAGCCGTCGAACTTGGTTGGGTCGAAGTCGTCCCTGCCATCGAAGGCGTGGCGATCGCGCTTGAAGACGTGAGCGTCAACCAGCACCTTGCCGTCCGGAGTGATCTTCACGTTGACCCTCGAAATACCGAGGATCGAGTCGCTATTCTGCTCGGCGGCTTGCTCCTCGGAAAGCCTGCCCTCGCGCTTGGCCTGCTCGTACTCTTCCTTGGCGCGCGCCTCCTCGTACTCTGCTTCGGCCCGCTGTTCCTCTGTCATCTGCGACTTGGGGTCATACAGGCCGTGAATTTCGCCGATAGGGCGCTCGTCAGCCAGGGACTGGCGGACGCGATGCGCCTCCATCATTTCGTCGGCACGCTTGACGATCATCCCATCGGAAAGAAGCTTGACGTTGAACTTCTCGATAAAAGACTGGCGCTGCGCAGCGTCAGTATGCGTTACGATGAGAGGCGTACGCTTCAGCTTGGAAAAGACAGGGTCAAAGAGAACTTCCTCAAAAGATGCGAATTCGGCCGATACGCACAGCGGAAGGTCGGTCGAAACATCCTGAATGAAGGAAGACAATTCATCGAGATCGGAGGCGGCGGCAATCACCGTCTTGGCTTCGTCCCTCAAAAACCCATAGATCATAAAATGCCTCCAAGAGGATGACTTGTAGGCCGACTATGTAATCTGGCTTTCGACGAAACGCAAGGAAATTTCGTTGTCAGAATTTATCAGGTTGAGGACATTAAGAAAATATCCACCAGGTATCAGAGGTCCGCCAATGGTCGGTGGTGTAGTGGGCTCCGTGAACGCATCATACACAGTAACGGCGCCAGCGGGATGACGATCAGGGTGCCAAAACGAAAGAGTAGGAGGAGAATAGAATACGGTCATTCCGATCGGCTCGCGAGAAATCCACGCACGCAGTGAATGATCCTGCTGTCGCCCTACAGGTATCGCATGCATGTCGCAGATCGTCACAGCCTTTCCGGGGCAAAGATGAAATGGAAAGCATACAGCATGCCCTGGCAATAGACGGACGTTGCACACGTTTAACGGCGTGCCTGCGACGGTGTACGGGTAGATCGGCTGTCCGGGGTTGCGAATATACGGTACGGGGTCGGTAATACGGCAATTGCTCATGTGAAAAAGCTCCTCGAAATGGGCTCATTCAGAGCGTGACGTCTGGATCGTGCAGGGAAATGTCCTGGTCCACCGTGACCAAAGGCATAATTGTCGAACAAATTCGAGCCGATCCGACTACGCGGACGATGCCTCGCATAGAGACCTTCGTCATCTCATTCTCAGACACGGGGTCGGACGGAACGGTCTCGACAAGGGAGTAGGAGATCAGCGTCGGAACGCGAACGGGATCAAGCTCCTCGTCGTAAAGGGCGTAGCCAAGAACCGAGGAAACGGAAAGCTGACCGGGTGAGAGAGCCGACGCTGCGGTGATTGAGGCCACGTCGGTGGCGCTGATGTCCAGGAGGCTACGGCCGATGTACGAGCGGACTGTGATTGGATCGGCTCGCTCGTCGAGGAGAGAGAAGGCGACGATGCCCGCAGCCGTCTGTATCTCATTGGGTTGGTCTAGGGCTGTGTGGGCGGTTATGGCCGGTATGCGCAGCGTCGTGAACTCGTCGAGAAGCGTGTAGCCCGACATGCCGACGACAGTGGCAGATGACGGTTCCGCGACGGTTAGGGCTAGGAGACGGGTGAGCGCCGATGACAGGCGCAGGTCGTCAAGGATCGTCAGCACATAGGCTGAATCGACAGCCATGGCCGCGTCAGGGACATCGACCAGGGACGTTGGCTGGAGGGCGGCAACCCGGACATGACCGTCGTCCGGCGATAGGACAGACGAACCCACGAGCGCGGAAACGGTGGTCTCGGGAATGGGAAGATCGGAATCCTGCTGGTCGCCGCTCATGTCATCATTGTCTTGCACGATAAAGTATTTAACGCTTCATGCGTCGAACACGTGGATCGTGTCGAGGTTATCGCTCGGACGGACATGAATGATAGACTGAAATTCGTCGAGACTGGGCTCTTCGAAATTAGCCTTCATGCGCTCAATAACCGCAGATGAAATGTACTTTCCGGTGCGATCACCGCGATCTTTAATGCGCTTGTACAGAAGAGCGTCGTCGCAATGGAACATGACTCCGACGATTTTGTAGTCGCGGGGAACCTGCGAAAGGAATGACGCGCGCGTCTTCTTCGACATGTTGGTGCGGTCGATGATGATCGACTTTCTTTCGGCGATGGCCTTACGGAAGTCGGCCCGCGCCTGCTTGGCGAAATCGTGCAGAGGAGCGATCTTGAAGGCCTCGTTGTACGTAATATTGTTCTGCCAGGCGAAGTTGTCGATCATGTCGTCCTGCGAAATGACGACGAATTCCTCATCGGAGCTGGCGATCGTGTTCTCGCGCCACGTCGTCTTGCCGGAGCCGGGAAGTCCAATGAGCATGTAAACGGTAGGCATGAAATGTCTCCAAATATGCCAATATGAATACGCCGAAACGACTTCTGAGGATGGCCTTCCGAAAGGCAAAGCGAAATCGGATTATTCGGGAATGACTGCCGTCGTCAAACGGATTAAGTATACAACGGCTATATATGGTTTGCGAAGCAAATTTTGTTTGACGAAATCAGATCCCGATCTACAACGGTCGAGGAAGGGAGGCTCGAATGCGCAAGCTTCTGATTCTCGGATTTTTGCTCGCCCCCTCGGTTGCCCTTGCGGCTATGGCCGAAGAGCCCGTGTGGGATTTCGTCCCGAGCTCTGGCGCTCTCATTTACGGTATTCCATTCACGGATGCCGTTGGGGTTACCATCACGTGCGCCTCGGAGCCCAAGACTTATGAGATTGCGACGCCGATGGCCGCAGAGGGCGGCACAATGAAGGACGGGGTGTGGACCATCACGCTTCAGGTCGAGACTGACGAGGGCATGAAGTCATTCACGCTCACCGGGAAGCGGGAGTACGTGGAAGATGAGATGAACGACCCACATCACACTGCAATCCTGAAGGTGTCGAAGGATTCGGACTTCATTCACGCCATCGATATTGGGAAACGACTGATCAATCCGGCTACCAAGGAATCCATCCCGCTCACGAATATCTTCCACGAACGCGGGCATCTGGAAGGGTACTGTTCGGAAATTTCAGGGTGGGACGGCAGCGAATAAGCGAGGAAACCATCCGGAAGAAAATGGAAAGCGGGGCCGAAGCCCCGCTTTTTTCGATACGATGCCATTACTTCACGTACCCGGCGTTCAAGTACGCCGCATGGTCGTGTGCCTCCTTCGAGAGGGCAGGGAGGTTGTTGGCCGCACAGAACCGAAGGAAGTTCACGCCGACATTATCGACCGGCTCCTTCTGGATTGCGGCGATGATGACGGCGTCCATGCGTTCCTTGACCTCGTCTGGTTGGGCCGTGAGATCGATGAGAAGTCGATTGCGCTCGTACTCGTCAATGACGCGGACCTCCTTCGTCACGGGACTGGAGCCATCAGTCTCTACGAGTTTCTCCCACCGCTGGAGCATGAAGTTGTTCCAGTGGTAGCCACCACTCTTGCGGTCCTCCCAGGCCTCGTGGATGCCGGTCTTCTTGCTCGATCCGTAGTAGCGAACGCCGGGGTAGGCGGACTGGATGCCGTCGCCAACATCGCCACGAATGCATTTCACGAACAGGGCCTTTTTCCACCACTCCTCGTCGGGTGACGGAGGCTCCCACTTGAATTCCTTGGGTTTGTAAGAGGGGTCCTTCTTCTTCGCGTTCTGCTCTGAACGCTTATGCTGGCGCGCAACTTCCTCAACCGTGCCCGCGACCTTGATCTTGCCGCTCGACTGGCAGATCGAAAATACGCACTCCTCGCCCTTGAATGTCTTAACACCGGCGATGGTGATGATGCGCTCGGACACTCCATCGATGATGGTTACGTTCGGCGCCAGAAGCTGGACGAAGTCGGAGTCGCCCGAGAGAATGAAATGCTCATCGTTGGGGTGGAGCTGAATCCAGCGCGCCACGAAATCATCGCCCTCGACGCCGTCGCATTGCAGGACCGTGCAGCGGGTCTTCTCGGCCAGGTACTCCACGAACTGGCGCTGGACCTCGTAGAAGACCTCGTCCTCCTCACGCTCTCGCTCGGACTTGTTCAGGCGGTCCAGACGGCGCTTGGCCTTGTAAGCCGGGTAGTAGTCGTATCGCCACGAGCGGCCTTCCACGCAGAAGACCATGTGATCGACGTTCATTTCCCGATAAAGCTTGCGCAAACTGCGGAAGATGATGTGAAGGGTCATACCAGCCTTTGTAAATGCATCCCCGCGAACGACATGCTGAGCGCGGCCAAACAGATTGGCGAGATCAATAATTGCAAAACGCATCAAAGGATATCCTGTGAAGAAATGTACCGGAATATACGATATTGATCATGATCCGGGAAATCTGTTCTTGAGGCGCCAACTGGAGCTTTGCAGTTTGTCCATTTCCCCGTTTGGCCTTTCCCATTCGCCGTTGTCAGCGACGAAGAGTATGGCGTTCGCTGCCATGTCTATGAGACTGGCTACGTCCTGAGTATGAATCCCGTTCAGCACAGCCGTGGAATCGTCATCCATGGCCGCATCGAGCTTCTCCCGCACGATGCGAACAACGGCTTCTACCCTGAGGGAACGGTCGAGTTTGGAAATATCGTCAAAGGAATAGGTCACGGCAATCCTCACATATAGTCGGTGCTACCATCGCCACGTGAGGCGCTCTGGACAAACTGATTTCGCGGAGGGATGGGGCCACCAAATCGGACGTTCTCGGACGTGATCGAGCGGCAGACATCTGCAAACCATTGGTCCACGATCTCTTCATCCGAGTTGCCCGTGTAGCCGTTGATCTTCAAGAACTCGATCCAGTATTCGTTCCAGTCGAGTTCGATACCGAAACCATTGATACCGAGGTTCGGGTTGTACTCTTGATCGATGACACCAACCCACGGCTCCATTCTTGCTGTGGCAATGCGCTTGTTCATCTCGTGCTCGGTGATGTCACCAAATTCATAGGCAAGCCGGGTGAGCGCGATTTCCTTCTCAACATCGTCCTCACATTCCATTTCGATTACGCGAGTGCGATATTCCCTCTCGGTTATGTGGCCGTGCTCGTAATCGAGTTCGAGCAGAGACCTCATGAGTTCGTTATCGTTCTTGGCAAATTCCGTGATAACGATTTTCTCATAGTCGTATTTGCTGATCACGCCATGACGATAATCGACATCGGCCTTGGCAATACGATCATTATCCTTGCCGTCCAGGCGAAGAAGCTCGCACTCGTAATGGTACTTGTCGATCCGATTATTGACGAAATCCCGGCGCAGTCGCTCGCGTTCCCTCTCGACCGGGTCTGGATACTCAAGCTCCAGCAGGCGGCGCTCGCGCTCCTCGCCATCGTAATAGTAGCGGACCCGCTCTTTCTCACGTTCCAAGCCGGTCAGAGACCAGTGGGATGGCAAAAATCCGAAAGGAATAAGACGAAATCGCTTCATGAAAGTCTCCATAAAATGACGGGGAGAGTAGACCGTCTACTCTCCCCCGTCCGGCGAAGGACAAGCGCGGTGGCCGTCCCTCTTCCCCACCCGCAATACGATTATTATCACCTCCAAATCTGAATATCAGGCAGAGTGGGGCGATTTTGACTATCAACGCGACGCGCGCAGATAGTAGCGATAGACGCCGATTTCCGTCTCGATTTCGGTCGAAATGATACCGCGAGCGGAAACACGGACGGTGGCATCCTCGGCTGAGAGCTTGAGCGTCTGAAGGAACGGCCCGACCTCCCAAGAGTAACCTGGGGTGAGTGCACCGTCAGGCGCATCAACGCCCTCGGCGAACACGACGGTCGCATAGTGTGTGGACGACGTGTCCTGACCGAAGGAGAAGATAAGGTTGCCGTCCTGGATGAAGGCACCGAAGGTCTTATCAACCTCCGAGATCAGCGACGACATCTGCTGGAACTCGGCAACCTTGGACTTCGAGGGAACGACGGAGACGGTCCAGTTGATATTGGCGGCAAGGCCCGAGCCAGCGACCTGATCGGGGCTCATGCAGCGCATGACGGCCCGACCTCCCTTGCCGTCCCGGAACTCGAAGTGCTCGACCGTTTCTCCGCCCGACCACGGACGGTGCTTCACGGTGAGACTTGCGGACTCGCTCCGGTAGCTCGGGAAGTCCAGGAGACCCTTGAGCAGGCCGAGGTTGGAGATGCCAAACTCTCCGCGCAGTTCTGGAGCGGGGACCTTGATGGTGCCGCTCAGGAACTGGACCTGCTTCTTGTCCTTCGCAAGAAGTGTTGTCTCCTTCTCGGAGCCAATGATCTTGATAACGTCAAACAGGCCGTAAGAATGCTTTACAATATCCGAAAGAACGTCTCGCATAAGTCTGAACCCTGAATGTGCCAATAATACTTCTCGGCAGTCCCAAAATCAAATTATGTTTGTCATTCGAGGAAAATAAGTTCGTCGTCGCCGACCAAATCCTTCGACGGAGTCAAGTCCCAGTCGAGAACACCGACAAGATTGAGAATCTTGTTGTCGATGATGGTCGCCTCCATCGCCGCGTGGTCGAAAGGCAGTTCCTTGAACCATTTCGGGAGGTGCGGTTCATCGATGGGATAGGCCACCGAGTCCATGTTGAAGACGTTCGGTTTCAGCTTGCACACGATGACCTTCGAGCCGTCGCCGATGCGCATGCTGTAGAGGTCGTTGTGGATGTCGAGGAGCTTGTTCCAGTTGATGGACGCCCTGACATGGCCTGGCATGTCGATCCTGGACTTCTCACCCTTGCGCAGGGCCTTGAGGAGCATGGCCTTGTTCTCGGTGGCCTCCTGCCTGTCGGCGTAGTCAGAAAGCGCTTTCACGCCCTTGGGTGTGCCCTTCTCCCAACCGGGGCGGGCGGCGAACGCGCGGCGGAATTCCTTAAGACGCGCGTTGAGTTCGTCACGGCTCAGGCCGGTCAGCAAGCCCAGGAGAAACTCGTTCAGGAACGTCTGCATGAACTTCGGTGTGTCGGCCCGCTTGAGATCGAGGCCCATGGCCTTGATTTCTCCGGGCTTGCCGTCACGGTCCTTGCGCTTGCCCTCCTTGTCGTAAACGAGACAGGCGTATTTCTTCTTCTTGATGAAGAGTGCCTTCGTGGCGACGATCTCACGACCGGCCTTGATGTAGGAACCGCGTTCGAACGTCGTGTTGAAGGTGCGCATCATGAACTCGGGAAACGAGGCATTCGCCACCTCGGTGATCGCGTCGTAAAGCTCGATCACGTTCTCCTTGGTCCATGTGAAATTTGCATAGGCCGGATCGTCCTTCATGGCCTCGTAGACCGAGAAGTAACAGCTGTCGGTGTCGGCATACTGGATGGCTGCGCCCTTGTAATCATAGACGCCGGTGATCACCTCGTTGATCTTGGCGTTCATGTGCCGGACGATGCTTCGGCCACTGAGCGTCGTGGACTGTCCGAGCCGCTTGTCGAAGAACCTCAGGCCCTTGTTGAGGAGGGCACCGTAGAGAGAGTTGAGCAGGATTTTTCTCGCCAGCTGGCGGCGGTTCCAGAAGCCCGTCAGGTACTTGTACTCGCCCTTGGTCTCCTCGTCCTGCGGGAGGATGCGACCGTCCTGAATGACGAGCTTGTTCGCCTTCATGAACGTGGCGATCTCCACCGGATCACCACGTTCGACGATCTCACTCAGACGGTCACTTGAAGCCGTATCACCAGGGGTTGCGGCGGCGACTTCAGCTGCCAGCTCGTCGGAGATGGACACGCCGTAATATAGGTCCTCGTAAAATTTCTCCCGGTACTGCATGGCCTTGCGGTCGGCATACCACCGCGTGAGCAGGGCCGGGATGATCCCATCCCTATCGGTGCGGAAGAGCGTACCGTTGGCCGTAATGCAGAGGTGGCTGTCCGGATTGAAGATGTGGTCGTGCCACTCGGCCCCGGTGCGCGTCTCCTCGCGCCCATCCTCCCAGTCGATGGTGATGAGCTTGTCGGTCCGGTCGAGGATCGCGCTGAATTCCAAAGACGCGAAGATGCCGTCCCACGCGTCAGCGGGCTTCACTCCCTTGGCGAGAAGGCCGTTGATATACTCGTCGGTGTAGACCGGCCGACACTGGCCCACGATTGTCTCGGGGCTCATGTTCAGCGCACGGATCGTCGAGGGGTACAGGGAGTTGATATCGGCCGCTCCGACCCAGTCGCGCAGCCCTACCTTAGGCACGGCGACATAGGCGCCAACGACGGCCTTCGGGATGGGGTCACCATCCTCGTCGTATTCGAGCTCCTCTTCTTCCTCTGGCTGTTCCTCCCGATCAGGACGATCCGGGACCACAAATCCCATGTCGTGCATCTCGTTGATGATCGCCTGCTCGACGAGGGCAACCGACCCCATGGTGGTCTTCAGAAGGACCGAGTTCGCATGGGCGATCTGGTTGGACAGCTCGATGTACTTCTTGTTCTGGTCGATCTTGTGCAGCAGGAGGGTGTCCTGCCTGTTATAGGCGATGAACTTTTCGAAATCCTCCCTGTAAAGCTGGTCGAGCGTACCGTGGTACGGGACCTTGTTCTCGCCGACTTCGACCTCTCCCACGTAGTCGAGGCGATAGGAGTGAAGCTGTTGAGTGTTGTGCTTCTGGTAGAGCAGCAGATAGTCCAGATGCACGCGCCCCACGAGATCGTACGTCGTGTGCTTTTTCTTGAACTTCTCATACTCGCGAGACCGGGGAAGCTGATTCCACAGGCAGAGTTCGCGGGTGGCATCTTCGCCCAGCACGCGCGCGATGCGATTGACGATGTAGGGAATATCGTACCCTTCCGAGTTCCAGCCGCTGAGAACGTCCGCGTCCTGGATCACGTTGAGGAAGGCCTTCAGGAGCTGTGACTCATCCGCGAAGATGATCGTGTTCTCAAACTTGGCACCAATGGCCTCGGCTTCCGCCATGGAGAGAGTCGGAGGGCAGAGCGCCAGCGTGAACAGGGTACCGAGCCAGTTCGCGTAAATCGAAATGGCGTTGATCGAATTGAACGGATCGTTGGGTGGCGCGTATCCTCGCTCCGGGTCGAAGTTCACCTCGATATCGAAGAAGGCCACATGCAGGTTCGGTGCTTCGCATCCCTTGTAATGCTTTGCGAGGGCGCGGAAGACCGGGTTGATGTCACTCTCGAATACGCGAACGGGTTTGCCAACCTTGGGCTCTTTCTTCCGCATGAGTTCCTGACGGAACTTGCCGGGGTTGTTCGTCACAAAGCGCTTGCAGGTGTCACCGAAAATGGAGCGATGGCCACCGGCGGGGTGCTCATAGTAAAATACATATTCGGCCGGGACATCGTTGAAAACCCGTTTGCCATTAATTCGCTCAACAATTCGGATGGTGTTGGAATAGCGATCATGAATTGCATCTACGTACATTAATCTGCTCTATCTTCTAGGAAATAAAAAGTACAACGCTCCTGAAGTGGGTCTTCGGATATGATTATGTCCTGAAATGTTAACTTGAAGGCCAGGGCGTCCGTATAGCTTCTGAAGTACACCGCCATCGAATGAGTATCGAACCGGTATCCTTCCTCGCAGTTGTCCTTCAGCCAAGACCGGATCGCGTCACGCTGCGACTTGAATAGTAATTTCTTGGAAAGTATGAAAGAATGGTCGTACGGTCGAAGGTATGTCTTCATGATCGTTGGAGAACACAAAGAAAGAGGGGCGGCCAAGGCCGCCCCTGAACAGTCAAAGGCGACCAGTCGCCTCAAGGATCGTCTCGACCGCCTGGACCTTCTCGACCTCTTCGTGGATGTTCGCCTTGTAGGCGTGCCGGAGGGTCTTCATCAGCAGGGAAGGTTTCACATCGAGGTGCTCGGCAAGCTCAGAAGCAAGGTCCTTCAGGCTGCCCTTCAGGTCGTCGATCTCCTGAAGCGTCTTGATACCCGCATCCATGAACTCGGTGAGCTTGGTCTTGTCGGCGGTCGAGAGATGTTCAAAAGACATATGCAATCCCTTTGTTTAAAACGAATAACAATATGAACCGGCAATGGTCGGATGCTTAGAAAGTACGCATCTCACCCCTCGAATGTCAAAATCTTTTCGATGGGGTGTGGATCAAAGCTTTTCGCCGGGTACGGTGCCGCGAAAGCCCCGAAAGCGCGGGAAGCGCAGGGAATGGACGCTGGCGCCCTGCTCAAGCGTCAGTGCATCGGCCCTGATTTCCACGATCATTCCAAGATAGGCTTCCTTGTTGCGCCAGATTTGATCGCGCAGCTCGTCGGTGAGGCCAGACCCGACATTGGTTTCAATTTCGACATCCATGTCATGGCCGCGACAGACGAGGGCACCAAGAGTACCTGCATACTTTCCGTCTGGATCGCCCTCTTCGAAGCCAACAATCGATAACGACACCTCAATGAAGGGCTTTTTCTTCAACCAGTGCGGACGGCGTCTTCCCGGCTCATAGGGAGCGTCCGGGTCTTTGTACATGACCGCCTCATGAAATCCTGCACGAATTGCTTCTTCTGTCAGACGCGCAGCTTCCTGTCGGCCTTCCTCGGTGTCCAGATCAACGAGGACCTTGGGCAACACGAAGACACGGCCATCCGTCTCCTTCTGAAGAAGGCCGCTGACCTCCAACTCAACAAGCATCTTGTGCCGATCCATCTGAGAGATGGGACAGTACCCGGCCATGAAATCGGAAAGTGGAATGATATCAAACAGCGCGAGGCGGCAGGTCGAGGTGTCGAGATCGGTGGTACGGCTGATCTGCTGCATCAATTCCTGAAAAGAACCGGCAACGACTTCGCCATCAAGAACCACCGAACCGGGCAGGTGAGGGATGATCCTCTCAAGGCCCTGCCTGATTTCAGTGAAGCGGTCGTTGGGTGAGCCGTTGCGTCCGGTGAGCTGGGTGACCACCCCGGATTCCTTGTCGAGGATGCTGAGCAGGCGGACGCCATCGAGCTTGGTGTCGATGAGTTTCTTCCCCTTGAGGAGCTTGGCGTTCCTGCCGGAACCGTCCTCGGCGAGCTGGGCTGTGAGGACGGGGATCATGAATTGCTTCGCGTCTGGGTCATTCTTGGCAATGGGGCCAAGGATGCTGTTATAGGTTTTGGCCTCCACTCCGATCCGGAGGTCCTTGCGAAGGATGCGGCGGTAGAAGTCATTCCACATCCCAATGTGGCAACGACAGGCAGCGTCGAGGATGGCTTCCCTGGCGGCGTTTCCGGTCAGTTCGCGACGCCTGAGCTTCTCTGCCAGAGCCAGGAAATCCTCGAACGTGAAAGTACCGGGGTCGTTTTCGTCACCTTCCTCGATGAATGGAACCTTCTGGACGCCGAAAGTGATGAGGGGGTCATACGCAAGACGGCATGCGTAGAAGAACTCCCGGTTACCTGCGTGGTAGGCTTCTGTGATCAGCTCGGCCTTTGCGTTGCGACTATTCGTGGATTCGAGACTATGAATCAAATCAATGGTTTGCATGTTGGTATCTTCCTAACAGGCAACATTATATTTGGCGGGCAGCAATATGCAAAAATTTTCGCTTGACGATTCGCCGAATCGAGGTAAAAAATGAGGACATAAAGAATTTCACGAGACATAAAAAGGAGCGACGAGATGGCTTTCCTTTCGCGCGAGATGTATATCCCGAAGGGCGCTACCAAGGTGGAGGATGAAGCCACCGGCGCGGTCGCCTATTACATCAGTGAGGGCAACTCGCATATTGCCCTTGGCTTCAAGGGGCGCGCGAGCAAGCCGAGCTTCCACTACCGTTTCCAGTCCCGCGAGAAGATGGACAAGTACATTGCCGACTTCTTCAGCAACGTTCGCGCGCAGAAGGAGGCCGCTGTCGCTCGCCGCAAGGAGCGATACGCCCCGCACAATGTCGTTGTCGGTGACATCTTCGGCTGCTCCTGGGGGTGGGAGCAAACCAACGTTGACTGGTATCAGGTCGTGGATGTGCGCGGGAAGAACAGCGTCTACGTCCGCCAGATCAAGGGAAGTACGCGGGAGTCGGGTTTCATGAGCGGCTACAGCTCGCCGATTCCCAATGCCTTCATCGATGACACGGTGATTATGTGCCGCGTCAACATGCAGAATGGTACCCCTTGCATCAAGATCAAAGGTCACTACGCGTTCCGTGGCACTGAGCCGCGCTACGTGAGCTGGTATGCCTAAGAGGAAGTTTCCGATGAACGCTCTCAGCTATGAACAGGCGAAGGCTCTGATCGCGGAGGCCGAGCGGACAATGTTTGAAGCTAGCGCTCGACTGAATTCCATTCCCGGCGTCGGGTCAGGATATGCGGGATTGACGCCGGAGCACGTCCGGTGCTCACCCCAGTACCGCAAGGCAAAAATGGAATTTGACGCGGCATTCGCGAACCTCCGAGAACTGAATAGCTGGTTCGTCGAAAATTTCGCGAAGGAAATTCGAGCGGAGCGTCGCCGGAAGATGAACATCACGACCGCAGGAGTCTGATAAGACTATCCAGCTCTCCTTTTGTGATCACGGCATACCCCTGGTCGTTCAGGAAATCGAGAACGACCTGGGGGGTTTTCTCATCCGGAATACGCAACTTCTCGGGAAGTTGCTCCCACGGCCGCATGAGGGGATGTGTTTTCTCCTTGATCGAGAACTCCGGCCCATAGCGCCAACCAGCCTTTTCCCGCTCTGCCATCCATCGGGCATGCTCGGCCTGGGCAATGCGGAGACACAGATTCCGGTAATCGTCGCGATCCACTTCAACAACATCGGAGCGCTCGATGGTCTCGACATCGACAGCCGAGGCGCGAATGGTGAAGTCTAGGTCCTCGTGCTCCTCACTGAATGCGGTGACGATGATCTCGATCTCCGCAGCATTGAGTTCGCGCGACAATGGAATGATGTAGTGGTGGCTCCCGTCCTGTTTCTCGCGATGGATAAGTGAAACGCTTCTCGGGACGCCGTCACCGTCAGGAATAGTGATAGACCAGCGCGTCCCGGTCGGTGAATAGGTGTCCACGCATTTGAACCAATCGGAGACGACTTCCTGCGGAAGCTCGTCCTGCGTCACGAGAGTTATATGGCGATCTATGGCGACAGGTCGGTTCATTTTACCATAACCTCAACAAAACCTTGTTCGCCGTCGAAGTCCTCAAGAGCAATGCCAATCACCGCGAGCGGTGAGGGGGAAGTGGCCGCCATGGCGTGACCTGGCACGTTGCTGGTGACAAGGAAGTCACCCCGCCGAACACGGCCGACCACCTTGCAGGGCACGCGGCCCTTGAGGGCAAGCGGAGGATGCGTATCGTCAGTCCCGACCGGGTCATTCATCACAAGCCCGGCTTTTCTTGAGACGATGCCAGCCACGCGCTCATTGGCGATCTGGTCGGTCACCGTGACCTCGCAGCGGCCACCAATCACGAGCACGTCTCCGGCTTCGTAGACGGCGTCGGCGTGATAGCGTTCAGCGATGTCGGCACCGGTCGAGTAATAGACCCCGGCATTGATGGAGCCATCGGCGTTGAACCGCTGCCTGTTCGTTCCCTGATGCGTGAACGTCAGGCTGGAGCCGTTGGAGGAGATTTCCCAGTCCGCGCCGATTTTCGTCCTGACTGTCTCCACCCGACCGGTGAACGAGGCATCCTTGCCGTGGAGCCAGTTGCTGATGTTGGCGGTCGCCGCTTGGAGAGCGCTTGCCTGGAAGACATCTGCCTTGGCGGTTCCGGTACCGCTGATGGAAAGCCTGGAGGCTCCACCGAAGCGGAAGTTGAGACCGCTGCTACCTTCTTCCAGATACCACTCGTCGCCGAAATACCAACGCTCCATGGCGAGACGCGATGCCTCAAGCGTGCCATCGGGATAGACCGTCAGACGAGGGGTGTTTTCGAAGGACAGAACGAGGGAATTGTTCGGAAGGTGGCTGGCGGTCCAGGTCTTTCCCTGGGTGGTCAGGATGATCTGGGAGGCCAGGTTGGGATCGGCCAATGCGACATCGTCTGGAAGAACGTCGATCTGGGATGTCGAAAGGCGCTGGGAATTGACCACATCGGCTTCCAGGACATCGATCCGGCCTGAGGTAATGGCAATTTCATCCGCGTGGAACCGGTCAGCCGAAAACACTTCTGCCGAGATCGAGCGGGTCTTGATAGGCTCGAAGAATTCGAACCCGGTCGGGTGAGCGGTTGCCAGATGGATGCCCATGGCGGAGAAACGCATGCCGCCCGCCTCATCGACGGAAAGACCGGTGCCTGGCTTCGTTTCGAAGGTGATAGACGGCTCTTCGACGGTGCCGTTGTCGGCTTGAAGATCGCCGCCGCGCATGACGAGGTCGCCGGTCATGATGCCGCCGCTCGACATGACAAAGTCACTCGTACCGCGCGAAACGCCTACCTTCTCCCACGCCCAGTCATTACCGTTGGGGAGATAGACCTCGACAGCATCCGTGCCGGGGTTGTAACGAATTGATCCGACAAGAGGTTCGATGCCGGGAATGATGCCTTCAGAATCGGACGGAAGTGTCAGGTAATTTCCGAGAATGACAAGGCCGCCATCCGTGTCGCGCAGATCAATAACCTTCGCCATGAAGCAGTAAACCTTAATATTTCGATTATTTATGCACCGTGAGACCTGCTGAAAAAGAAAAGGCGGCCCGAAGGCCGCCCCTTCCTGAGTTACGATCGAATTACGCAGCGATGTACTCGATCATGACGGTGGCCAAACCGACCGTTCCGGTTGCGGTCGCGATGATCTGAGTAGCGTTCGCGTAGTTCACGACACCCTCGACCACGTACATGCCAGTGGCGGTCTCGTCGATGTCGGCCGCAGCGACGACTGCGTCGCTGACGACGGCGTCACCGACGACGAGCTGACCGTCAAAGGCAGTAGTGATGACGACCTTGGTGCGCAGGATGGTGCCCTTGATCTCCTCGCCGACATTGGTGGTCTTTCCGGCCTCCACGGTGGCGACGACGGTGCGCACCGCGCCAACCTGAGAAGCGCCGACAGAAGCGGCAACGGCATCGAGCTGGGACTTGTTGACCGCATCGGTCGGCTCGACACCCTCGGCGACGTTGGTGATGCGGGCCGACGAGACATCAACCGTGCCCTCTCCCTTCGGAGCAAGCTTCAGGGTGACATCCTCCTCGGTACCCTCACCGGCGAAGACAACGGCGCCTTCCTCCTTGGTGACCTTGACGGTCACGGCCTCCTCGGCGTCACCACCGATGTAGATGGCACCGTAGGTCTGTCCGACACCGGCCTTCAGGATGAGGTCACCAGCGACACCAGCCGCATTGTCACCACCGGCCAGGACGAGTGCATAGCCGTCGTCAGCCTGGATGACACCGTTCGAGCCGGTCTCGCCGACGATGACCTGGCCATTGCCCTGGGGGACAAGGCGGATGTCAACGTCCGTGGCAGTCTCGGAAATGGCCTCAAAGCGGACCTCACCAGCCGTGCTGAGGTCGATCTCGAATGCGGAGTCCGTCGCCTCACCACCGACGATGGAGCCAACCTGGGTGCGGATGCCATCAACGTTGACCTTGAACTGAACGCCGGTGTTGTCGGCGCGCACCGAGGTCAGGCCGTCGAGCGAGACGATCTCGTCCTGGGTCAAGCCAGCGAGGTCGTCGGCGACCTCCTTAAGGGCTTCGTCGAGGAGTCCGATTGCGGACTTCAGCGAGGTCGCGGAATCGACATAGTTGCTGCCCTCGAACGCGGCGAATGAGCCATCTTCCTCAAGGCCAGCTCCGGTCAGCGCAGCGGCAACGGTCGTCTCAAGGTCGGTGACGCGCTCCTTGAACGCCTCATCGAGATCAACGACAAAGCCGGTGTCGGATGATCCGGAGACGGTGATGAAGCCCTCCGTACCGGAGACAACCGAGTTGGTGTTGTCGATGATATCGACACCGCCCGAGGTATTGAAGACAAGGCCGTCATTGCTGTTGGCATAGAACGGCGTGCCTTCCTCGCCGACCTTGAAGTAGCCACCGGTCGCGACCTTGTAGTAGGCACCCGAGTTGGTGGTGGCCAGGGTCGAAAGGTCAAAAGCCTCCTCCTCGGACTCACCACCGGCAACGGTGCCGACGTAAGCAAAGGCGTTACCGAGGTTCTGGATGGCGGTATCGACATAGAGCTTGGTCGCAGCGTCCGTGTCATCGACCGGGGCGCCAAGGTTTGTCAGGCGATAACCACCCATCGACTGGTCGCCAGTGAAGGCAACCGAACCGTCGTGGAGGATGGCCTTACCGAACTCGGTCTTGAGCGCAGCGTCGATCAGGGCGAGCGCGCTGGCAACCGAAGTGGCGTCATCGAGGTAGTTGGTCTCCGAGAAAGGGATGAATTCACCGTTCTCCGACAGACCAACGGCGGTGTTGATGTTGTCGATCAGGCCAGACAGGCGAGTGTCGAGAGCATCCAGCTGGCCAAACGTGGCAACGTCGTTGGCTCCAACGCCGTCAGCCACCTGAAGGCGCATCAGCTCGTTCTGAGCGCTGATGAGCTTAAACAGACCCTCCTCGCTGACGACGCGGCCACCATTTTTACCAAATTGAACGTCAGAACCGACGCCAATAAGGCCGAAATTCTTGATAAAAGCCATATAAAACGCTCCTTATGTTATGTGTTGTGCAAAAAGCGGCAATGCAGACTAGAAAAATCGCGTGACGAACAAACGCCACGCGATTAGAGGATATGTCTGCCCGCCGATAATATTTACGTGCCAGTCTGAGACATTAAAATATGTTATCTCAGCTGTAGCTTATAGAGATCAAAGCTCGACCGGTTGTTGCTGTTGTCTGCAAACTGTATTCGACATTTATGTCGGCCATTCGCGTGAATACGTGTGACGGGGTGGTCGTGTATTCTCCAACCACCGACAGGTCGTTCTGATCCTCGGGCATCAGTACAAAGCCATCGTCGGAAAGGACTGAAAGGGTCGTATCCGCATCGAACGGCTCGATCACCGAGACAACCACGCGATTGACGCGAGTGTTTCCGCTGATCTCCCCGATAATACCGGTCGGGTCGGAATCGTGTGCGATTTCGATGCTGATCGTCTTGGCGTCCGTTCTTGCAGACTCCTCGGTCGAAACGATCTCCCAGTTACTACCGTCGAACAGGAAAAGACCCCACTCGCCATCGCCCTTGTCGAGAACGAAAGCCATGTCTCCAATGACCGGGGCAAGCGCCTCCATGTTCGCGATGCTCGGAAGTACCGTCGTGCTGGCGGAGCGAAGGCCCTGCTCTATGTAGAGAGCCGCCGCCTTGGTGCCGTTTTCGGCCGAGACGAGGCCAAAGTCGGTGGTCACCGTGCCAGTCACGTCGAGCAGATTGATTGCCCGAGCATCGATGGCCGTCAGCAAGACCTTTCCACCCGTCGAGGCGGGCGTGGACAGCGGTAGACCGGAGCCGGAGTTTGGACCGGCGAACGGGATGCCGTCTATGTCCGGGGTGACGTTGACGATGGTGATTGGGCCGCCCGTAGCGTGCGTCAGAACAAGGCGGTTGGTCTCGGTGGAGGCTGTGATGCCTGGGATGTTGGCCGCGTTGATGTCCGCAGCCATATCTTCTTCAAGAGCATAGGGAGCGCCATAGAGAGCCATGCCTCTGGTGTTCGTCGCGAAGGTGACGGACACGCCGTTGATAGTCGCGACGGCATACGGGCCGCCGCTGGGGGCATTCAGGGCAGGCTCACCGAGAGCCATGGAGAGGCTCGTCTTGACCACCGTAGGAGAGGGAAGGGACGAGGCCGTGACGCCATGAAACGATGTCCCGGCATTCACCGCGTCGATGAGATCGTTCGTGGAACCGGAGCCGCCCACCGTCACCGGTACGCCATTGATTTTGAAGACGCTTCCCGGCGTTGTCGTCGCATCCACAACAGTCGATTCAACCCAGGACTGGGTATACTCGCGCAGCTTGATCATGACGGGCTTTCCACCCGGCGTTGTCGTCAGGCCACCGGGGACGGAGTCGTCTGAGTAGATGATGCTGCCGACCCTGCCGACCAGGCTGTCAAAGTTGATCACCTTCTGGAGTGGATTGATCGCGAAGCTGTGGGGGCTGTTCACATGTGAAACGGTCCCGACGATGTACGGATCGCGAGCCGTCGTCAGGGTGAACTTTCCCGTCTCGGCATCTACCGAGACGAGCTGATCGACGGAGAACCCGTGGTTTTCCTGTTCCAGGAAAAAAGCAACGCTTTGCTCTTGGTTCTGGAAACGGGACATCAGGTTGGCGAAGAAGGCCGCACCGACGCCATCGGCCGGGATCGGATCAACGACAGGAAGGCCAGATTCGTTGAGGTTGAAGATCAGAGCATTGGCCGGTGTCGGGAAGATACCTGAACCAAACCCGGTCTGATCGCGGTGTGTGTTGTAGCGCAGGAAATCCTCCACCACACAGGTGATGCTCGTCTCCGTCTTCGCCAGCACCTGAACGATCTTCAGAGCCACGCCAGTCTGTTGGTGGGCAATCCAGTCTCCTGGGTGCACATCGAGACCGTTGAAGACGTACGGCTGCCGCGTCCGATGATTGGAATGGCCTTGAGGGGTCACAGTGGCGGTCAACACCCATTGATAATCGACGGGTGAGGCGCCACCGGACCAGAAGGGGTCGCCCGTGCCGTCGTCGTGCGGCCACTTGGAGTGGCCGACGACACTGCTAACGGCGCAGAACAGGACCTTAGCCGGTAGATCAAGGTATCTCATCGGCCATCACCACTTGAAGATGATGGCGCAATGAGCACGCTGGCCGAGACCGGCCCCCGCTCCGGTGTCCTCCATACGGAGCTGGATTGTGTAGTCCGTGAACTCCGTCATAAAGGTCGGGTTGTCGGCCGTGCCTCCACCAGAGAACTTCGTGGTGGCAAAAAGACCAGTCACGACGTTCTTGTAGATGAACTGGTTCGTCTGGTAGTGCTGGCCCATGACAGCAATGGAGGACGGCGGACGCGTCTTGCCCGTGAAGTTGAACTTCACGATGCAGTTGTCGCCATCGAGGACTTCGACTTCGACGCCAGGAGTCTTCGACTTGACATTGTCTCCGCTGCTGAAGTTGCCGGACGCTCCAGGAGAGTAACGGAAGACGACGATTTCCTCGTTGGAGTCGCCACCAGGGATGTTGACGGTCGCCACCCCGCTCTCGTTCGTGACGGTCACACCGGGACCGGTGAAGTTGATGGCTGTTGGAGCCGCAACGACCTGGGTGCCGTCCTTCTCGACCGGGGTGGAAGCGCCACCGGAGCCACCGGCAGCCGCGATGGTGATCTCATCGGCGGTCTCGGAGATCGTAACGTTGGCACCTGCCCGGATCGTCTTGAACCGGAGATCGGCACCCACCTTCTCGGAGAAGACATGACCCTCGCCGGAACCGACGTTGGACGCCGTGGTGGTCTCGCCAGCCTCGGGGGCGTCGATCCAGGCGAATCCAGTACCGGTTTCATTCATCGCCATGACCTGGCCCGCCAAACCAAGGGGGATGGCATCCTGCTTGGTGGAGAGAGCCGAGGTCAGCTCGGGATGCGTCACAAAGTCAGAGTCGTCCACCAGATCACTGATGGCGCCGGGGATCATCGGCTTGTCCGTGAGGTCGTTGTACGAGCCGCTTGTGGCAACCGGCGCAAGACCAGTGATGTCCGAGGCCGAGGCCTGTTCGCCAGCGATCACGCGGCCGTGGGCATCGACCATGACCTTGCTGTAGCTACCAGCCGACACGCCGGTCTCTGACAGGGCGATAGAGAATGTGCCGCTCTCGGTGACCGGCGAGCCCGTGATGACGAAGTCGCTCGTGCCGACAAGACCGACAGAGGTGACCGTGCCAGAGCCACCACCGCTGACCGGGGCGCCGTTCGACGCCGAGGTGATGCGGCCGAACTCGTCAACCGTGATGGTGGCATAGGAGTAGGTTCCGGCGACGACGCCAGTTTCCTCAAGTTCGGTGTTGATCTGAACGTCCTGCGAGCCATCGAACGTGACGGAGCCAGACACTGGACCGGCGAGCGTGATGGTGTGGGCCGTCGTGAGCTTTTCGGCCTCGCTCGCCGTGCCAGCCAGTTTGCCGTAGAAGGTGTCAGCCTCCACGTCACCGAGGACGAGCGAGCCTTCCTCTCCCACGTATGAGCCCCAGCGGTTGTTGTTCGTATTGTAGAACCAGTTGGCGGTAAGGCTCTCAGTCGGAACCTGCATACCGATGAAATCGGTCTCCTCGCCGGTGACAGTCAGAAGACCGTTGACGACCGTATCGTCGTTGAAGGTCTTCTTGCCGTTGACAATCTGATCCGTTGTCAGATCGACGTAGTCATTTGGCATGATCGGCTTGTTGATGAGGTCGTTGTAATCACCCGAGAACGCGATATCTGCGAAGTTGAGCTTCTCTCCAGCGGTGACACGACCCTTGGCATCAACCACAACCGAATTGTACTCGCCGGGGACAACGCCGGTGTCGGTCAGCGCCAGGCCAATTGTGCCGTTCTCTGTGATAGGCGAACCTGTGACCTCGATGTCGGCTGACCCCTCGACAGCGATAGAGGTGACCGTGCCCGCACCAGCCGTGTTGCTGGAAATGGCCGTAACGCGTCCCGTCTCATCGACAGTGACAGTCGCATAGTGATACTCACCGGGTGTGACGCCGGAGGCACTGGCCTTGATCCTGATCTGGTCGGCTTCCTCAGTGATGTCGATGCCGTCTCCAGCAACGAGGCTGCGCAGCTTGATCTCGCCCGCTTCAGTCTCCTTGTAGACGCCAGCACCGGAGCCGACGTTGACGAAAACGTCCGAGGTGGCCGTCCCGGTGGACGCAGCGATGACGCGACCATGGGCATCGACCGTGATGGTCGCATTCGTGTAGGTACCAGCCGCGACTCCGGTCTCGTCGAGCGAGACCGTCACAACATCGGTTCCCTGCGTGACGACAACGCCGTTGTTGCCGTCGATCGAGCGGAAGTTGAACTCTTCGCCGGTCTTGTCGCGATAGACGTGGGCACCCGAGCCGACGTTCTTGGCTGTGACCGGGCTGGAGGAGATTGCGGTGATACGACCGAACTCATCGACTGTGACAACCGCAGACGAATAGGTACCAGCGCTGACGCCGGTCGTTTCGAGGCCGATCACGAACTGGCCGCTATCGACAATCGGGCCACCGGATACGGTAATGCCGTTTTCACCGACAGCATCGACCATCGTAACCGTGCCGTTGCCAGGCTGAGAGGCACCGGGGACAAGGCCAACGATGCGACCGAACTCGTCGATGGTGATGGAGGCAGGCGAGTAGCTACCAGCCGTGACACCAGACGGGGCAAGGGCAACGTTCACGACACCGCCATCGGTCGTGACGGCGATACCTTCGCCAGCCTCGATCGCAGTGATGGCGTCAGAGCTGATCACGACCTCGTCCGTACCCTGGGTGACAGTGACGGCACCCTCGCCACGGAGGCTGCGGACCTGGAGCGTGGTTCCGACCTTTCCCTTGTAGATGCTCGCGCCGGTGCCGACCGAGGACAGTGTGTTGGCCTCTCCGAGCACGTTCGAGGTGATCGAGGTGATACGACCGGTCGAGTCAACGAAGATGGTCGGAGCCGTGTAGGTACCTGGGGTGATACCAGTATCTGACAGGCGGACAATGAATTCACCGGTGGAGGTGATCGGGCCACCGGTCGCGATGATGCCGTTCTGACCGCTGATGCCGATGCTGGTGACGGCGTTGCCGCTCAGAATGATCTCGTTGTCATTGGAGGTGACGGTGACAACGCCCGAGCCACGGATGCTCTTGAAGCGGAGACCGTCGCCCAGCACGTCCTTGAACACGCCATGACCGGCGCCGAGGTTGATACCGCCAGAGACAGTTGAGCCGCTGAGACCGATGGTGACGTTGTCGTTGCCGTCGGTCGTGACCGAGAACTTGTCGTCGAATGTGATCGACTTCACGCTCTCCGAAACCGCGTTGATGGCGTGAGCCGAAAAGATGGCCGGGTTGAGAGCCGTGATGACGACCTCATCGACTTCTTCGCCCTGCGCAACTGTCGCATTCGACACCTTGATGGTGTTCACGCCTTCGATGGACGTGGAGCCATCAGTGACAGCGAGCCTCGACGGAGGATCGATAGTGATGACGGCACCGCCATTTGGGGCCTCCTCGACCGTCGCACCCACGATGTCGAGGTAGTTGACCTCTGTGGCGACTTCCGTGCCATTCGAGAGAACCGAGAGAGGCGAGGGGACCTCGATGTCGATGGAGACGCGACCGGCTCCATCAACGGTCAGGCTGCCATTGGTGAAGGTGATCTCGCGGGCAGACGCCAGGGCGCCGTCCTTGTCGCGGACCCGCATCTCAGGGATGTTGACCACCGCCTTGCGGTCGTCTCCATCCGGGTGGGTGACATCAACGTTGCCGGTGAAGACGAAGTCCTTGGCGTTCTGGACGACAGCGCCGTTCTCGTCATGGACGGCAATGGGGTCTGCGACGCCAGGCGCCAGCGAAATATCGACTGTCCCGGCGACGGCAGAGTTGACCGCGAACTGGTTGCCGAAGCGGATTTCGGCCGTGCCATTGAACTGCTGCGGGACATCGACGTTGTCCTCGTTGAAGCCGGACACGGAGAGAGGCGAAGTAGCCTCGATGGTGATGGTGTTGTCGTCCTCGGTGATGGTGATGTTGTCACCGGCGACGATGGAGCGGAACTCAAGAACGTCACCCGTCTTGCCAGCGTAGACTCCCGCGCCGTTGCCCAGGTTGTTGCCCGTGTTGACCTCGCCTACCGAGCCGTTCGAGGCGGCAATAATGCGGCCCTGCTCGTCAACAGTGATGGTGGCAGCGGTGTAGGTTCCGGCGACAACACCAGTGTCGCTCAAGGAAATGTCGAACGTACCGGAGTTGGTTATCGGGCCGCCCGTGACGACGACACCCTTGCTACCAACGGCGTTCACGCTGGACACATATGGCGTGGACGAGATGACCACCTCACTCGGGGTCGAGGTGATCTGGATGCCACCAGAGCCGACAATGGTTTTGAAGCGAAGATCGGTTCCTTCCTTGCGGGCGAAGAGACCTTCGCCGATGCCGATATTGGACGCGGTATTGGCCTCACCCCACGGCTCCATCGAGGCGGCGACGACACGGCCGAACTCGTCAACCTGCACGAAGTTGTAGGAACCGGCGGCAACGCCGGTCGGCGCAAGGGCAATGTTGTAGGAGCCGGACGAAGTAATGGGCGTTCCTGACAGGGAGATACCTGGACCTGCCGTCAGCTCGACATGTGTGACTGCATCGGCGCGGATGGTGATCTCGTCATCTGTCGAGGAAATCGTGGCGACACCCTCGGCCTTGATCGTCTTGAACTGGAAATCAACTCCGTCCTTCTTGGCGAAGACGGGCTCTCCGTCGCCGAGGTTGGAGGCAGTATTCGTCTCGCCGACCGGAGTGGACGAGGCAGAGGTGATACGACCCGTGGAATCAACGGTGATCGTCGCGGCGGTGTAGGTACCGGGAGTGACGCCAGTATCGATGAGCGAGACCGTGACGGTTCCGGTCTCGGTGATCGGGGCGCCGGTGGCGAGGATTCCGTTCTCACCGACGACATTGACGGAACGGACCGTACCCTGGGAGATCGTCCGCCACTCCAGGTTCACGCCGTTAAAGACGAGTACGGAGTTCTGGACGGTCGGGGCATAGAGGAACTCAAGACGGCCGTCATGGGTACCCATGAGCAGGCCATTTCCGACGATGCGATCCGGCGCCTCGGAGAGTTGCAGGAAAGACATCGTCTGGGTGTTGGAATTAGAGATGATGGTGATCGTATCGAGGTCCTCGATGAACTCGATACCAGGACCGGCGATAAGCGAGCGGAACTCCAGAACCACGTCCGAAGAGCCGTTGACGCCGGAATAGAGACCAGAGCCCGTGCCGATATTGCGACCCTGCACGGTCATGACACCGTATTGCGGCTGCGTCGTAGTGGAGGACTGACCCGACCCAGCGACAACGCCGGTGTTGATCTCCTCTCCCTTGAGGTAAACCTTACCTGTTCCTTCCTGGACGCGCCCGTTCTCAATGCTTGGCATAGCAATCACCCCAAAAATAGTTTGAGGTATTTATCGGGCTATGCGGAAAGTAATATACTAGTAACCGATCCTGTACGATTCTGCTTTGAGTGGTTGGATAGGCTTCCTCTTGGTGCAACTACGGCGCTAATAAACGTGAAATTTCCCTCGAACGTAAGACCGACACAGCACTCTTTCGGAGAATCCGGTTTTATCGGGAAGTGGAAAGGATCAATCACATCGAACCAGTCGTGTTCGGCCGGTTCGAGTACTAGCGTTCCTTGAATGCGTATGATCCCAGAAAAGGATGCTGTCCGCACCGAGACTGCAAATAGATGGCGACCCGTCACCATTACGGGATCGGTGCGGAGGAATTCGGCTGTCGAGCCTTTGGAAAGAAGGTTTACGGGAAACCCGGCCATGAAATTATTTATCCGACCGGGCAGTGTGCTATAAGGTCGATTTTCGAGGAGCTATACTGATGATCGAAATTGACATTTCAGACAGAGGACATCTTTTCCCTGTCCGGTTCGTCAGACGGATAGCGCAACGATTTCAATTCGGGGATGAAAAAAGAGGGCCGTGGATTGCCGGTGGCATAGCCCGAGACATCTATCTAAACGCGAACACGATCCGGGGTGACATCGATATTTTCGTCACGAACCCCGATGATATGGATCGTCTGGAAGAAGTTCTCGGCAATCCGTTCCGCACGAATACGGAAACAAAGCGCTTGTTCTACGATGACGGCCAGATTATCCAGGTCACTCATTTCGCAGGTGTGGTCGATCTGGAGGGCCTTTTCCGGTCGTTCGACTTCAACGTCGCGAAGGTAGAGACCGACGGATACAGGCTGAGGATGCATCCACGGGCCAAGGAGTCCCTGGACCAGTTACGCCTCGATATTGAATATGACGAGTGTGCGAAACTTCCGAGTCTATACCGTGTTATGAAGTATTTGCGCTACGGTTTCAATCCAGAGCCGGGTCTCATTGACAGGATTGTTGAAGTCATTGACGAAGAGAATGACGATTATTGAAAATCTGGTTTCGCTGCGGCTTGCTGGTAAAATCGATCCCAGACCGAATGCTCTTGCGTTCAAATATGGGGACACCGTCGAGATTGTTGTCTCCATTGAAGGTAAGCTGTTCCTGAGGCGCGACGCCCTGTATGCGGGTTTGCAGTCATCCTTTTACCCTAAGGAGCCCTGCGACGCGGGCGTAAGACATCGGGTCATTCGCCTGAACTCAGCAAAAGAATTCGTCGGGGATGCGCCGCTCAACATAAGCGCATTGAAATTCAATGACGTATTACTCACAGGCGAAAATATGCGCGATGACAGGAGTCTCTTCACAGAATGGTACAGTAGTATTGAGAAGAGCTGCATGGAAAGCCTGAAGGACCCGATCATAACGCACGATGTAATGAGACTTCATCGGCTCTCATTGGAAAATATTACTGCGTTACCAGCCGCCTTGAGCGCCGTTCTGTGGCCGTATTCATAAATAACGCGGGATATATTTCGGAGAGAGCCACATGGCCAAGATTGTGGAAGAGACGTTCATCGTGACGGTTTCCGTGCTTCGACCTGACCATGCGGAGGATGCCCGTGTCGTCAGTGACGAATTCCCGGCCATTCTGGAGAGTCTCGCCCAGGAGGTCGTCAAGGACCAGGGCGGTGGCGTCCTCGTCGAGGTAGTTCGCGCGAACTGACCGGAAGACGAAAGACATGAAAAAAGGCGCCGAGAGGCGCCTTTCTTCATGCCGTGGTTTGTGCCTTGGGCTGCACCCGTTTTGGTCTGCGACCGCGCTTCGGAGGAGGGGTAATTGTCTCCCCGGTCGGGGAAATCTGATGTGTCTGGGCGAAGCGCTCGGGGGTCATGCCGTCTATGCGGTAGATCATCGTTCCCTTGATGGTGCGAATACGACCGTCATAGGAATCGGCGCACTTCATAATGTAATCTCCGGTCTTCGAGCGGAGGATGTCGATGACAATGAGAGTGCCATGCGCCCGCACGAGCGGATTTCCCGCCATATCATCCGCCCGGTAGAAAGCGTCGATCTCCGTTCGGTGTTTGATGCAACCGCGTCGAACAAGAGCATCAAGCAGCTTTGGATTGATAAGACAATTCATTCCGAAGTATCCGCTGTTGAATATGGTTCTTGAAATGGCCAAAAGTGAAAAGAAATACGTCAAGAGCCAAGTAGTTAACAAGATACAGACGGCGCGGAGTTGAATAAACGAAACGGAAGTCATCCTCCGGCGTCAGTTGAATGGACAGGACTTCCTGTGCTTCCGCTAGCTCGTCGTCCGAGACACTTCCTCGAATGACAACACAGTAACGGTACTTGTTCCAGAACAAGTAAGGCGCAAACTCCGTCTTCTCGATCCCGCCGGGTTTGAGGAGTTCCATCTCCTCCTCCGTGGCTGGCCCAACCACTTCCGTAATTGCCTCGGGGAAGTCGGTGACAAGACTGGCCACGGCGCTTGCATCGGATAGGTAGATGTAGGTACAGAATTTCCCTTTCCGAAGCATGATTTCGCCTGGAAGAGTTTCTAGTTTCTCTTCGAGGGTCTCTCTCCATGAGGATGCGGTGAAGAGTATCCGGAAAAAGTATTTCTTAAAATATACAGATTGAATGGGGCGAAATGTCACTTGATGCTTGTGCACCAGTCTTCTCAAATCAACCACTTTTGAAATCCATTCTCATGAACCTGAATATTTTCGTAATGCTCTGGACGCAGCCAACCGAGGAACACGGTGCCGTGTGGAAGTTGCGTGACGATGAGAACGCGACCGTGCAAATCGCCAATGACGACTCCACAGAGGTCATCGCTCGGGATTTCAAATCCGGATGGATGCCTCACGTAGCCGTGTGTGAAGCGTATCCATTTCCCTATCATCGGGCCATCACCGAGTGGCCCATAGAGAAACGGATCAGGCGAAAGAACACGCTCGTCGTAGAACAGTTGTGATTGCGGTTGTACTTCCGCCCTGGCGTACGCATTCTGAATAAGTTCTCTCGCATACTGCGCGTACTGCGCCGAATTTTCAACTTCGTACATGAATGAATTATTTGATAATGAGCATCGTGGGCGTGGATTATACC